ACTATGCAGACATTCTCCAAAGGAGATGTTGCAAGAAAAGAGTTCAATAAATATAAAAGAAAAAGATAATGGATTTAAAAGAATATACTCAATTATTGAAGCATAATAAGTACACCCTGTATAAACGCACAGGTAATAACCTTATTAATGTTGGGGATATCTATGCAAATACAGTTGAAGAAGCTGAGTATGTGGCATTATTGAATCACATTAAATATGATATTATTACAGTAACAGAATTCTTAAAATGAAAAATACATTCGGACTTATAGCAATAATGGGAGTATTATCTGCTATGTGTGGTATAGTTACTGAGATTACAGCAATAGTAACAGTAGTCTGTGGTATTCTTTACCTGTTTTATCCAACTACTAATATCAATAGATATGAAGAAGATTGAAATGATATTCAAGGGTATGTTATTATACATGACTACCCTTGTAACCATGATATTCATGATGGGTGTAGATAGTATTTATGACAATGGATATTTTATTCATGGTCTTATACTTGTATTAATACTTGTTGGAGTGTGCTATAAATCTATTAACAAAGAGGAGCTTGAGATACTTACATTAAATAAGTATTTCAATCACCTTGATGATAAATTCAATTAAATTGTAATCAAATGGTACGGACAATTTATGTAGTTTTTACAAACAAGAAGTTGAGTAATTCAGAGCTTAGAGGTATGAAACAATACATGTTTCTGTGTCCTTATGACACAATCCAAGCTGGTGATATGATTGAAGACAACAGATATTCTACTCCTATGCAAGTAGTAAGTTGGAATAGATGTACAGCTCAGGTGCAGAATGGCATCACTCTCAAGGTCATTGAACCCTCAAGGTTGAATGGTGCTGCAATAGTAAGAGTAAATTATTCAGAAGCAGAACAAAAAGTATTGAATAGCATGGAAGCAAGAAATATCTCAGTAACTCTTGAACAAGCAAGAGAATGGTACAACAGTGGTAATTCAACTCTTCGGACATTAGCATTGAATGCCTTTGCAGAGAATGAACTGATTGGTTATGAATACATGAAGTCATGTATAAACAAGGACACAGTTAGTCTGACTATACCTCATGGTGATGGTGGTAAAGTATTGACCAATGGTAAATTGGCTATTATAGCTAAGTATCTCAATGGTTCATGGGAGATGGGTGCAGGTAGGACTGGCTATTTCATTGGTAAATCATCTATGGGTGGTTCAGCAGTGATTGCTCAGATTGACCTCACTAATGGTATTGCAATCTATGAACACAAGACTGTACAATATGCAGGTATTGTGTATTTCAAGAATGCTGATGATGCAAAGAAAGCAGCCAAAATGCTTGGTGCTGATATAAGATACTTGTTTTAGGTATGTGTTTTAATTATAAGGTTAATTAAAGAGTAGCTCATGTTGTGAAACACAGCTACTCAAACTGCCCTCATAGTTCAGTGGATAGAACAAGAGTTTCCTAAACTTTAGACAGAAGTTCGAGTCTTCTTGGGGGTACAATAAGGGGCATAATTTGGCTTTGATTGCTGATTATTTGATAAGAGAACATGCAGAGACTGATGGGAAGACATCAAAACAATAACTGGCAATACTTCTTATAGAGTTGCTGCCTAAACAGGCTGAGTAGTACTTACTTGGAAACAGAAAGGTACAAAACAAGATTTCTTGCATAGATTAATACAAGTGGTGGATTGTGTTGATTTCTGGTCAACCCCAGTGGATAACCAACCACATATCAAAGAGGTAAGCATGTGAAATTCTTTTATTAAAGATTGGTAAGACTTGGGTTCGAGTCCCAAATGCTCCACAATAAACATTTTAAAACAATTTTTATGGCAGAATTAGTTAAGAATGACAAAGGGTTCAAGGTAATCAAGTTGTCAGCAGAAGAAGCAAGTAAACTGGGTTGGGGAATTGACTATTCAGGTGAATGTATATGTACAGACTGTAATGAGTTAATCTCTGGAGACATCTATTATGTTATAGTATTGAATGATACTATGTGTAAGGAATGCTATGAAGAATGGTACAAGAAGGCAGTAAACTATGCTGAGGATAGAGGATATGAGGAAAGAGTTTTTAAAAACATTTCTAAACTACTGGGTCTATAATATATTTAAATCATAAATACTTAACTTGAATGAAAACAACATTTGATTATGGCAATGATTATTTGCCTGAGATTTGGTATTAAATAACAAAAGAATGTTAAAGGTGGAAATATATTTGCATATATGAAACCTTTGACATATCTTTGCAGAGTGAAAAATAAACAAGATTAAATTTTAGTGTATGTGTTCTAAATTAAATCCAAACATTAAGCCAACTTCAAAGTTGGATACAGAAAGACTGGCTGGAGGTTCAGGTGCATTGGCAGCTAAACAGAGTAATGTAGCATTATTGAGAAGAGCAGTATTAGCTAATCTTCTTTGGGAAGATGTTGCATATATGGATGGTAAGAAGGTAGCAGAAGAAATTAAAAGATTAATACCTTTGTGTCCTGCCATTGATGTGTATAATATTGCTCTTGAAGCAAGATTAATGCAGAAGTTGAGACACACACCACTGTTTATAGCAGTGGAAATGTGTAAATATCCTGAACATAAGCTATTTGTAGCTGACTTGTTGCCTAAGATTATTACAAGGGCTGACATGCTTACAGATTTCTTGGCATTATATTGGAAGGATGGTAAAAAGCCTATCTGTAACCAAGCTAAGAAAGGATTAAGTGCTGCCTTTCATAATTTCAATGAATACAAGTTGGCTAAATATGACAGGAATGCAGCTATTAAGCTGAGAGATGTTATGTTCTTATGCAGACCTAAGCCAAACAATGATTATGAAACCAAGTTATTCAAGAAAGTAGCTGATAGAACTCTTACACCACCTGAAACATGGGAAGTATTATTGTCTGCTGGTGAAGACAGGAAAGAAACTTGGACTAAACTAATCTTTGAGAATAAGATTGGTGGTCTGGCTATGTTGAGAAACATAAATAACATGAAGAAAGCAGATGTTGATAGGAGAGTTATTGTTGAGGGATTGACAAGACTTAAATCATCAATGTTATTGCCTCTTGACTTCTTGAAAGCTGAAAGAATGAATCCTGAGTTCAGCAGAGATATTGAAGATGCTATGTTGGAATCATATAAGAATCTACCTAAACTTCCAGGTAAAACCCTGTTTATAGTAGATGTCAGTGGTTCTATGGGTAGTCTTACTTCTGGTCAATCACAGTTCAACAGAATGGACCAAGCATGTGCAATGGCTATGTTAGCTATTAATCAGTGTGAGGACTATGAACTTGTGGCTACAGCAGGTGCAGATGCCCTAAGAAAGCAAGCATCTGAACATATTAAATATCCTCAAAAGGGATTTGGTGTATTCAAGCAAATTATGGACACAAGACATAATATTGGTGGTGGAGGTATATTCACCAAACAATGTTTAGACTGGTGTAAAGCTAAGTTTAAAGGTGTCCACTTTGATAGAATCATCATTTTCTCAGATTCACAGGATGTAGACCACATGTATAATAAGTCTATTCTTCCTGAGCCTTTTGGTACTTACAATTACATTTGTGATGTGTCAGCCAATACAAAGGGAGTGAATTATAGAGGTAGATGGACTGCTGAGATTTCAGGTTGGTCAGAGCATTTCCTAACTTATATTGCAGCTTTAGAAGGCTTGCAGAATAAGTTTGAGGAACAATAATATAATGCCATTAGTGTATTACAGATTTACATCAATGAACTTTTAATTCGTGTAGATTACAAAAATCTGTTAAATGTTCTATGGCATTTTCTTATAAGACATCATTAGTGAAGCACAGAGTTACTTCATAAAATCGGTTATATTTTGCAATACACTCTTTGCACTATTCTATGATGTCTTTTTCTTATGGAGGGATAGCTCAGTTGGTAGAGCAGTATAAAATGAAAATTACACTTTAGTCATGGTCCCACAGTAATATGTTGGTGTAGAATAGAGTTACTTCAAAAGCATGTTGAAAGCTACGGGTCATTGGTTCAAGTCCAATTCCCTCCACAATTAAATTAAAATGGGGATGTGGTGAAATAAAGCAAGTTTTATCCTCTTATGAGTATTCTCCCGAAGGGGTAGTGTATTATAAGAGTTACTTCAAGGTTTACACAATAGTTTTGGGTACTATCAAATAAAGGTTCGAGTCCTTTCATCCCCACACAAAGATTAGTGATATACAACACTTACTTCAATATTATACATAAAAGAAAAGTAAATTAAAGTAAGAAAGGAGTAGATTTTTTAAATCAACTTATGTCCTTAGGGGCAACAATTTCAAAGGTGTTGTAGAATATTCTATCTTTTAAAGGCTATCAGTTTAATTACTGGTAGCCTTTTCTTTTATACACATTCATGTGATAATAAGATATGTTTTACTAAAAAAAAAAAAACAACAATGAAAAATGGAAAGAGTGGAGCTGAGAGCTTCGCAGAAAACATGAGAGAAAAATTAGGTCTTAACAAACCACTTCCTAAAGAAGTAATGGATAATTTGAGGGAAGGTGTAATTGACCTTGGTAAAAAGACAGGTGATACCAATGCAGAAGATGTATTGGATAACTGCCTGATTGAATTGAAAAGATTAAAAGATAACCAAAGCAAGGCTATTGTAATTACTTATCTACTTGGTACTCTGCCTATGGACTTGCAGAAATTCATTGCAGACCAACAGCAAAAGATTGTTGTTGCTCTTACAGCTAAGAATTTGGCAGGTGAAGGTCCAGAAGCCATGTTGGGTATGCTTCTTATGGGAGCTATGCTTGGTAATAAAGATTCAGATGAATAATGAAATCAAAGTAAGTCTCAGTGTCACATTACAAGGTAGTGTGATGCTGAGCCAAGAGCAGGCTAAAGCTCTTGAGGAAGAAAAAGTAGGCACAGGTTATGATACTTTCTCTATGAGAGTAGAAGGTAAGAAGAGTGATGGTAAGAAGGATATTCAAACTATTACTGTAAAAACCAGAAAGTGTAAACCTGCTGGTCAATCTCTCAACCTTAGTATGGATGCTTATGAGTACATGATAGGAAAAGAAGCTCCTTACTTTGTTAAACCCAGAGATTGGGAGAAACTTACTAAGAAACAGAGGCTTGAAGCACATCTCAAAAGGATATGTGAAGAGCTTGGTGGAGTAAGTTTCACCTATGCTGTATTGGGTAATTAAATCATTTATAGTGTAGGTAGTATGTTATTTGTATCAATTATAGTAGGATTGTTAGGTATTATCTTACTAATAAAGACTTTTGTTAGGTACCACCCTTATTTTGACTTAATCACAAGCTATAACAAGTATATACTATTGCTATGGTATGATAAGGATGGTGGAAGAACTTACATAAAACTATTGGAAATATGAGCAAAGGGAGAGTTTTAACTAAGAAGAAGTGGAGAAATGGGCAAAGAAGAAAACCAAAGAATACCTATAGAAGTTTCAAGTTTCCAAGAACAAGCAGGTTCCATAAAGAGTTTGATGGAGTTCACTTGTCTATGAGAGATTCTTGGAAGATACCTATTGATTTAGAATGGACAAAGTATTAGAATTTATGATGAATATAATTAAAGGTTCAATATGGATAGTGGCATTCATATTAGGAATTAACTTATCTTTTGAGATGATTTCACAAGCCAACACAATGGAGAACATTGTAGGGTTCTTCTTATTAGCATTAATATTCTTGGTTTCCTACAAGACCAAGTGTTTTACTTCTATTAAAATGAAAAAGAAAAATGACTGAGGAAAAGATAAAGAAGGGTAGAGAGCTTCTTGAAAGGCTCAACAAACTTAAAGACCAGAAAAGTAGATGGGAAAGAGGAGTGTGCTTCTTTAGAGTTGAAATTGCTGATTCTATGAAATCACAACATACCTGTAGTGTAGATGATTCCTTTATCAACTTTGATGAGGTCAAGCTTCTTGCTATAGCCAAACTTGACAGGAGAATTTCAGAAGTCCAAGAAGAGTTTGATGAGTTATAAGAAATAAACTAAATGTCTAATAATAAATTTAAAGAAAACATGAAAAGTAAGTTTTTAATTGGGCTGTTAATAGCCTTTATGGGGATGGTAAGTCTATCATCTTGTGAGAGAATTGATGCTGGACATGAAGGTATTAAAGTAAGCCTTTATGGGGATGATAAGGGAGTTGGAGAAGCTGCTCTTGTCACTGGTAGAGTGTGGTACAATCCTTTTACTACTGAGATATATGAGTATCCTACTTATGTGAGAACAGTAGATTATGCTCCATTTACAGTTAATGCCCAAGATGGGTCTGAGTTTACAGTTGACCCTACTGTATCCTTGAAGATTATGGACGGTAAGTCTCCAGAAGTATTCAAGAAGTACAGAAAGCAGCTTGATGATGTTATTACAGGAACTCTGCTTAACTATGTAAAGGATGCCTTTAGAATACAGCTCAATAGTTTTACTACTGATTATATAGTAAGTCATAGAGATAGTATAGAGAAATCCATTGAAAAACATCTTAGTGAAGCATTGCATAAGGAAAACTTTCAGTTGGAACAGTTGACATCTGGTCTCAAATATCCTCAGACCATTGTAGATGCTGTAAATGCCAAGAATAAGGCTGTGCAGGAAGCAATGAGAGTGCAGAATGAAGTAGCTGTAGCTAAGGCTGAGGCAGAGAAGTTAATTGTAGCTGCTAAGGCTGAGAAGGAAGCTAATCAACTTAGAGAACAAGCTCTTACTCCAGCAATTCTTGAGAAGATGTGGATTGAGAAATGGGATGGAAAGTTACCAGTATATGGTCAAGTTCCTACAATATTTAAAGACATAAGTAAATAGTCATGACTTGGTTTATTATTGGTATAATTCTTACTATAATAATAGTGGATATTATGAAAGATACCCATTTTAAATGCTATCATGGGATGAAGGTTGTGGAGGAGTCTGAGGTAAGAATACCCTTGTGGTTTTTTATCATGATTATTCTTGTTGAACAAATTCCTGTTCTTAACATTTTACTGTTTTTGACTTTTCTTGTAGCATATTTCATATTTTCCAATATGAAGCCAGAAATGTATCTTGTTAAGTATATCCCAAGTTTAAAGGGGGAGACTTATGTAGGAAAGATTGTGATTAAAATTAAAAAGCTCTTATGCACTGAAATATAGAGCTTTCTTTCAAGTTATAGTATGAAACAAAAAGTAATTAATATTCTTATGCTCTTACTTATTGGTGGTCTATATGGTTTATACTATATGGACTACCAAGAGGAGCACAAGGAACCTGAAAAGGTGGATGTGTTGAGATTGGAACAACCAGAGTTCTTACTATCAGAAGCTCCTGATGATTATCTTATGGAGGCTTTAGAGTATTATAATGTTGAACATAAGAACATTGTATATGCTCAGGCTATCCTTGAGACAGGTCATTTCAGGTCTAAGGTCTGCAAAGAGTACAATAACTTATTTGGACTCTACAATAGTTACAAAGGTGATTATTACAAGTTTGACCACTGGAGTGAGAGTGTGGTTGCCTATCTCAATTACATACAATATAGATACAAACCCCCGGATGATTACTATCAATTTTTGATTAAAATAGGTTATGCGGAAGACCCGCAATATGTAGAAAAACTAAAGAATATAGTAAAGAGATATGGATAGAGAACAGGCTCAGGAAGAGATAATGAATATAAGGAGTAATTCTATACTCTGTGAGTTACCTACTTCCTTTGGTAAATCTAAGATAGGCATTGATTTGGCTTTAAGGGATAACCCCAGTAGCATACTTATAGTAATCCCAAGATTAGTCTTGATAAATAACTGGAAAGAGGAGTTTATCAAATGGGGACTTGAATCTTGGCTTGAAAGAGTACAATTCAGTACTTATGTAGGATTGAATAAACATGTAGAGGAAGAATGGGATGTAGTCATCTTTGATGAAGTGCAACACATGTCAGAAAGATGTAGGGAATTTGTATCTACAATGGAGATACATCATTCTATCATGCTTTCAGCTACAGTTACCAGAGATATGAAGTGGGAACTTGGTCAGTTGTTTCCTGATTTTCAGTGTTATACAGTGAAGATGAAGGAGGCTATAGACAATGAAATCCTTCCTGACCCAAGAGTGTTCCTTATCCCTCTTGAACTTGATAATACACATGCTGTACATACTGTGATTGAGCATCCTAAGGCTAAGATTGTCAGGGAATGTCTGTATAAGGACAGATGGCAGTATCTTAAGGATAAATCTATTCAAGTGCATATTAAATGTACTGAATTACAGTATGTGATAGAGTTAGGAAACAAGATAGAGTTCTGGAAGAGGCAATATATGAGAACAAGAAATGAAGGAGTAAAGACAAAATGGTTATTCCTTGCAGGTCAAAGGCTCAAATTCCTTTCACAATTAAAGAACCCTATTATCTTATCTCTTCTGGAGAAGCTGAAATCAGAGAGGGTACTCACATTCTGTAGCTCTATTGAGCAGACAGAAATATTAGGGGAAAACTGTATTAACAGTAAGAACAAAGAATCCTCTATGGTACTTGATATGTTTAATCACAAGAAGTTGGACCACATTACAGCATGTAATATGCTGAATGAAGGTATGAACCTTGTAGATTGCAGAGTTGGTTTATATGCTAATCTGAACAGCAGTGATATTATCATCAAACAAAGATTGGGTAGAATACTCAGGCACAAAGACCCCATCATTATTATCCCATACTTTAGTGGTACAAGGGAAGAGGAGTTAGTTGAAAAGATGCTTGAGGACTATAATCCAGAGTTGGTTGTAAAAACAAATTTAAGTGAAATAAAAGTATGAGAAACAGAGTTAAAATTACTAAAGCAAGCTACATTGTAAATCCTGAGAAGAAGGTGGTAGTTTGTGTTCTGGAGTGTGACATGCAGTTGCAGAAACATCCTGCATGGATTGATATTTATCCCAAAATGTGGGCTAATCTTCCACTTGTAGACCTCGATGGCACATTCAAGGTAAGAGCCATTGCAAGGTGCAATGAGGAAGATGCCTTCAATGAAGAGGTAGGTAAGAGGATTGCAGAATCCAGAGCAAAGGGTAAAGCATTTGCTACTGCTGCAAAGGTTTACAAAGAAATTGAGAAATATTTCTTGAACTGTGCTGCACTTGTGAATGAATCTGTGGAGGCTTGTGAACAGACTGTGAAAGTTGAGGAAGCTCATGTTGAATTGCTGATTGGGTAGTAGTATGACAATCTCATTGAATGACAAGGTTATTAAAAAGAGTGGGGTTTCTCTTGGAGAGGTCTTGCTTATGATAGCTATTCAAAACAATGTAGATTTCAATGCTGCTGAAAGTGAGTTGAAGAAAAAAGGACTTATTAGTACAAGTTATGATAGGGAAACACATCTTCCTGTAGGGTTATTTGTTACTTCTACAGGGAATAATGTGGTAAATAATATTATTCTTGACTCTGATAAGTCTGTGGGGACTGATGACTTCAATCAAAGAATTGAAGCATTAGTACCTCAACTTCAATCCATTTATCCAGAAGGAAAGAACTTTAACAATCAGTATTGGAGAGGGAATAAAACTGACATTAAGAGGAAGTTACAGACTTTCTTTAAGAAGTATGGGAATGATTACACTGATGAACAAATCATCAATGCAACTCAAGCCTATGTTTCTGGCTTCAATGGAGAGTATAAGTTCATGAGATTGCTTCAATATTTCATTTGGAAAGAAGAGGTAAAGGATGGTACTAAAGTACCTATCTCAGAGCTGGCTAATTACATTGAGAATGCTGGTCAGGAAAGTGACCTCACTGATAATTGGACATCTACATTAAATTGATATGGAAGAGAAGGATTCATTTGATAGGGCACTGGAGAAGTTAATACTCCGAAGACAGAGGATACTGGATGGCAAGATAAATTGTATTCCATTGTCTTTCCCAAGATTAAGAGTGTGGCTCCCAGGAATAGAGAAAAGAAGGTATAACATTATTACTGCAAATCAAAAGGTTGGTAAATCAAAACTTGCTGACTATATGCTTGTTTATGAACCCTTCTTCTATGCAATTGAGCACCCTGACCAACTAAGGTTGAAGATACTCTATTTTACCCTTGAAATGGGTAAGGAAGAAAAGTTCTATGAATTCTTATGTCACCTGTTATTCAGGCTTGATAGAATAAGAATAAGTCCAACTGACTTGAAGAGTACTTCTGCTGATAGACCAGTTCCTCAAGAGATATTAGACTTACTTGCATCTGAAAGATATGTAACATACATTCAGAAGTTTAAGGAGACTATAATCTATATTGACTCTGAGAGAAATCCTACAGGAATCAACAAGTATTGTAGGAATTTTGCTTTGAGTAGAGGAAAGTTCCACTTCAAGAAGGTTATCATGAAGAATGAAGCTGGACTTGAGGAGGAAAGAGATGTAATAGACTATTATGAACCAGATGACAAGGATGAATATGTGGAAGTTATCTTAGACAACTATTCAAATCTGATGTCAGAAAGTGGTATGAATAAAATGCAGACTATTGAGAAGATGAGTAAATATTTCATCACTCAAAGGGACCAGTTTGATTTCAATATCACTGCAATCCAGCATCAAGCTCAGGCTCAGGAAGGAATTGAGAATCAGAAGTTGAATAAGATGATGCCTTCATCAGATGGTCTTGCAGATTGTAAGACTACTACCAGAGATGCAAATCTGGTGCTTGGTTTGTATAGTCCATTTAAGTATGGTTTAAGGGAGTATGAAGGTTATGATGTGACCAAATTCAAAAACAATATAAGGTTTATGCAGGTTATTGAGGATAGAGATAATGGAGCAGGAGGTCAAATATGTCCATTGTTCTTTGATGGAGCAGTGAGTACATTTACTGAGCTTCCACTACCCAATAATAAGCCTGAACTGGAGAGATGTCTTGAGTATATTGAGACAGTTGTAAGAAGAAGGACTAACTATACTTTCATGAATGTCTCTATAAGAAAAGCCAGAGTAAGAAAGTGGAAGATGAATTTGCATAGGTTGATTAAATTGATTACCTTTGCAGACTAAATTTTAAATAAGAAGAATGAAAGCATTGATTTTAGCTAAGTCAGGTTTTGGTAAGTCAACCTCTATTGGAGAGATACCAGAACTTGGATTGAAAGGGTTAGACCCTAAAGTGACTTATTTGATAAGTTGTGTGAATAAACCCCTACCTTTTAGAGGTGGAGGAAGTAAGTACCAAGTTACTACTCTCAAAGAGATTGGTAAGGGTAACAGAATTATAACCAATGATGCAAAAGAAGTTGCTCAAATCATTGAAATGTTAGCCAGCCCTCACTCTCCTTTCACTAATATAGTACTTGATGATATGAACTATATCAGTCAGGATTTCTATATGAAGAATGCTATGAAAGGTGGTTGGGACACTCCTAAGCAGATTGGTTATGGCATGGGATTAATCTTTGATGCAATCAATCTTGTACCAGAGAATAAGAACATGATTTGTCTTGCTCACTATGAAGAGTATAAAGACAAGAATGGTGATAGTATCTCTTATAAATATAAGAGTACTGGTAACATGGTTGATTCATATATTACTCCTGAGGGTAAGTTTGAAGTGGTTCTTTATGGTAAATCTTCCTTTGATTCCAAAGAGAAGAAATCCATCAGAGAATTTGTAACTAATGATGATGGAGTATATCCTGCAAAGAGTCCTGTTGGTATGTTTCCTCTATATATTCCCAATGATTTGGGTCTTGTAGTTGAGAAAGCACAGGAATATTATGGGTAGGGATGAAGTGGTCAGGATTAGTAGGCTTGTAGCCTTTGGTGGACTGACTGAAATGGATGTAAATATTCTATTAATGAATTACTGTTTGGAGCATGATAAACCTTATTATGAAACAACAGTATTCATTACTATTCTCTTGAAACAGGAGATATTCGAGCCTTTCTTTATAGAGGCATTAGAGTATTATGAAAAGAAATACACCATAAATAAACTGCAAAGTAAACCCAATAATATGGGACAAAGACAAATAATTTTAATAAATTAAACATTATGAACAGAGAATTATCAAGATTTGAGCTTGCAATTGTAAAGAGAACAGCCCAGAACACTAAGAGTTTGAGAACCAAAAGGGACAAACTGGTAGAGAAGATTGAGAAAGCACAGGAAGAACTGAGTGTAATCAATGAAGCTATTGAAGGCTTTGAAGCTCCTATCAAGACTATGACTGGTGGTTTCACTTCTGAGGAAGTTCTTGCTGGTATCATGGCAGTAGCAGAAGCAACAGAAGAAGCTCCAGAAGGAGAAGTTTCAGAAGAGGTTGTAGGAGAGGTAGAAGTACCTGCATCTGAGGCAGTTGCATTGGCAGAAGAGGTAGCACCTGCAAATCCATTTGGAGAAGTGGCAGATGAAATGCCTTTCAAAGATTAATCACGTAAAATCAGTAATTTAAGATGAAGAATTTAAACAAAAGTTTCATGGCTGTTAAGGTAGGTAAAGAATCAGTTGAAGGTTCTTTCAAGATGTACAAAGGTATGGCTGCATTCAATATTGTAGCTGTAAATCCTACTAAGGCAGAATTAGAAGCTCTCACAGGTAGAGAGATTGAGAATGACCCTGAATATGTTGGTAAAACTGATGAAGGTAAGGAACAGGTAAGGGTGGTATTCTATGCAAAGACTGCTCTTGAGGCTAAGTTGAATAATGGCATTGAATTGCTTATTCCTATCAGCTTTATATTGACTAAGGATTATAAGGTTGGTCAGACAAGTGGTAAATATCAGATTATTGATAAGTTTGGTAGAACTGCATGGGCTACAAAAGAAGAGCTACAGTCCAAGTCTATTCCACAATACTCTTCTGGACCAGCCAATATCAGTGCAGATTACAGACCTGCATGGCAGGGTGAGGAATTCTTGATTGACTTCCTTATTCAGTGGTTAAATATTCCTAATCCTGCCAACTATAAAGATGGTAAGTGGATTATGAAGGAAGACCCCTCTGACAGTGAGGTTTCTCTGGATATGGCAGCTCTATTCAAGGGTGATGTAAAAGAGCTTAAAGAGCTTGTTACTCTTGCTGCTGCTTATACAGTTAAAGGTGCAGTAGGTATCAGAACTGTAGATAATGAGAATGGTACAAGACAGTATCAGGCTGTATTTACAAGGAAGTTTGCTAAGAATGCTGTAACAGATTACAGTAGGATTGATGCTGCAATCACTGAGTTTCAGAATGCAGGTGGTGCTCCTAATACAGAGTTCTCTACACAACCTTTGCATGAAAATGTAGTAGAAGCTACTTCATTTACTGCACCTGACAATGACCCATTAGGAGCAGCAACAGCTCCTACAGCAACTCCTTGGGGTTAATAACATAAAGATTTAGAATTATGGCTATTAGTATTGGTAAACCTAATATCAGATTAGAAGAGATTTTATCAAAGGTATCAGAGTTAGATATTCTGAACTATTATTTTGGAGTAGACAAGATACCAACAATTATATCAAGTCCATTAAGACCTGATAACCATCCATCCTTTGGTTTTTATAGCATAGATGGTCAGAAGATACATTGGACAGACTTGGCTACAAAAGATAGAGGAGGAACATTTGATTTATTAGGTAAGTATTGGGGGGAGAGTTACAATGATGTGCTTGCACATGTTTGGGAGGACTTACCCAAGATTACTAAGACTAATGGCTATAGTGCATTAGGTAAACCTAAGATTGTCACTACTAAGGAGTACAGTTCTAACCTTGATTTACAATGTAAGACAAGGGAATGGAGAGAGTATGACCTTGAGTATTGGGCTTCATTTGGTATCACTTTAGAGTGGTTGAAATATGCTGACATTTATCCTATATCCTATAAAATAATCATAAAAGGAGAGAACAGAATGGTCTTCCCAGCAGATAAATATGCTTATGCTTATGTAGAATATAAGGAAGGAAAAGTCACTTTAAAGATATATCAACCATTCAATCAGAAAGGATATAAGTGGTCCAACAGGCATGATAGGTCAGTAATTAGCTTATGGACTAAAGTACCTGAATTTGGGGATAAGATATGTATCTGTTCCTCAATGAAAGATGCTTTATGTCTATGGGCAAACACTGGGATACCAGCATTGGCTATTCAAGGAGAGGGCTATGGTATTAGTGATACTGCTGTTAATGAACTCAAAAGAAGATACAAGGAGGTATTTATCTTATTGGATAATGATAAAGCTGGTCTCATAGATGGAGAGAAACTATCAGCATCCACTGGGTTCACTAACATAGTATTGCCACATTTTGAAGGAGGAAAAGATGTCTCAGACCTCTATAAAACAATAGGAGACAAAGAACAATTCAGAGAAATAATTTTAAGCCTATTTAATAGGTAATGTTTTATCACTAAAAAAAAATCATGGAATTTAGAAAAGTAACCATCATCAACAACAAAACTCAGTCCCAAAAAGTTATTCAAGCATCTACTGCAACTACACTGGGTGAGTTGAAAAGAGAAATGAGAGAAGCAGGTATTGAATATGAAGGAATGACATTCTTTGAAGGTCATTTGAGAGCAGAATTGAAAGATGATGCTTCTATCCTTCCTACCAACATTCCTTATAAAGGACAGGTAGTAAATGATTTGACATTCCTGCTGACTGCACCTGAAAAGAAAATCAAGTCTGGTGCTATGTCAAGGGCAGAAGCCTACAATGCAATCAAGGCAAGAGGCTTGCAGGATGAGTGTGTAAAAAGGTTCGGAAAGAACTTCACTATGTGTAAAACTCAGGACTTGATTGACCTGTTGGGTGAAGGCTCTTCAAAACCTGCTCCTGTAAAAGAGAAGAAGGAAGTAGTTGTAGAAGAGAAAGCTACAAAAGAAGTAGAAATATCTAAGGAAAGTTCAATTCCTGAAGGTAATGTTGCAGGTGCATTAGAAGTTCTGTTGGAAGGTCTTTATGGTAGTGATACCATCGAAGAAGCTACCTATAACAGAGCTATGGCTGAACTGAAAGGTACAGATTACAAAGAACCTGAAAAGATGTCAAGGTCAGAAATAAACAAGATGTTTGACTTTGTTCATTAAGTAGAAACCAGTGAGGGAGGAGGCTGAATAAGCCTTCCCCCTCATTTTTTTTATCATGCAATGACCGAAGAAATAAAGAAACAAGTCCATGAACTATATGATAGTATCATGGAAAGACCAAATCAAATCCTACAGTTCTTTCAAGACTTCTTTGGTGAAGGGAGAGTAGATATGCAGGGTTTTCCTACTGAGGATGGATTATATACATACCTTAGTGTAACTCCCTTGGGAACATTCATGGAATGGAGTAATATAGTAGATTCTTCTGCTTACCAAAATATGAATAAAGAGGACCGAGATATAATAAATCTCTTTTGGACAGCAGAAGGTGCTAATAATGAAACTGTTGTAAGTGACTCTGCATTGGCTAAATATTTCTTGCCAATAATAAAGGAGAAGATTGCTAATACTATGTTCAATGGCTTATTTATTCTTATTTATTTTCCTACAGTAAGGATTACAAATGAGTATGATAAGTATGTTGATATTAAGGAGTTATGGCTTAAAGTTCCATTTAATTGGCAGGGAAAAGGTAAGGGATATTTTGGAGTGAACAGGTCTAATTATCCACTAAACCACTTTAAGGGAGGGTATATGCACAGTCATGTATCTTCTATTCCAAGAAACAACTTTGAGAATTTCCAAACACCTTGTACTGGTAGAGGACCTATCAATTCTTCTCTTTCTACATTAGCTATAGGATATGATGAAGCCATTTGGCAGTTATTATGTCTGGAGCTTGATAGGTATGTAAGAGTAGAATCTATTGATGGAGTTCCACACCACAGACTTGAGAATATTCCTGCACCAGAGATGGGAGATGCTAAAGATAAATTCTCTATGCAATCTCTTAGAGGTGTGGTTCCTTGGAATAGTGCCTTTGGAAGAGAGCAATTCAAGCTATTCATTAAATACCTTCTGGAGACTAAGAAGATTAGATTCAACTATAGTAATGGAAGTTATGGGATAGGAATGTCTTTCATTGATACAGTGGTTCTTATCAGTAATGAATTTATTAGCTGGTATAATACTGAATATAACAAGCATACTTTTGATATTAGTTATGCTGACCTTGTTAGTAATGATATTATCAAGGAATGTATTATAACCAATGGTAAAATCTATATACCAAGAGCAGTTAGGAGAGGTAGTAGTGATGACTATCAGAGATATGTAGGAAATAAAATCTGTACATTCAAAGGTAGGGAAATTACCTTGACTATTGATGGAGTACTATCCTCAGAGGAGGAGTCTCTCAATAGAACGAGGATACTGAATTTACAATATATTGAAGCTATTGTTTGTAGCATGTTGAGAATATTAAATTATGGATATGGAAGAGAAGAAAGAAGTGAAACCAGTGCTGGAGTTAGTCCACAGACAGGATATATTTAAGATTGTCATTCCAGCAGAGGTTGAGAAAAAGATAAGGTTTTTATGCAAGAACATCTGGGATGTAGAATGGTCAGGTGTCTTGTTCTATAAAGTTGAGGGAGCTTTTGAAGATAAATCCCTAACTATCAGATGTGTGGATTTGTTCCAAATGGACATTGGTACAAGTGCATATACTGAGTTCAATGTATCTCCTGATATGGCTACATATATGGTAGACCATCTTGAATTATTGGAAGAGGGGATATATCAAGGATTAATCCATAGCCATAATAACATGGCTACTTTCTTTAGTGGCACTGATACAGCTACTCTAAGTGCAGAAGGTAATGATATGGCTCACTTTGTATCCTTGATTGTAAACAATGCAGGTAAATATACTGCTGGTATTACAAGAAAGTACAAATGTGTACAGACTGTATCTGAGAAATATACCTATCCTACTTGGAATGGTGAAGTAAGAGAGGGAGTAGAGACCTTTGATATTGAAGAAGAGAAACTTGAATGGTTCAATTTGGATATAGTATTTGAGGATGCAACTGATGACTTTGAGACTGAAATGATGGAGAGGCTTAAGGAAATCAAAGAGTCTAAGAAGAAGGTTGTAACTCCTGTATATAGTAAAGGTTGTCCTCAATATGGTAACTATGGAAAGAACATTGCCCCAACCAAGGAGGTGGGGAGTACATTTCCTATGGATAAAGATAAATACTATGGGGAAGAAGGAAGAGGCTGGTATAAAGCTAATGAAGCTAAGCAATTACCTGTTAAACAAGGTGAGTTGCCTTTTGACCAGCCTGAGGAAGAGAATCTTGACATTCCTTATGGTGTTGTAACAGTAGATGAAGACATAGTTCAATCTATTGTAAGACAACTTGTTACATCAAGTATTATCATTTCAAATGAAAGTGCAGTTGATGTAAAGAAGTGGGCTAATTCTATGGAGAATCTTTATAGAAGAAGGTTTGGAAGTGTCAAAGAGTTTGAATACTTTGCATCAAACTATGTAGATTTTCTTATTAATTATACCTATGATGCAGATGTCATGATAGCAGTTAATAATGATGATGCTGCTATGGCTGCATTATTGGCACATGATGTAAGAGAAGAACTTGAGAAATTACCAAAGAATCCTTGGTTAAGTGTTTATATCAAATTAATGGATGATTATATTATTTGATTATGGAAGATGAAGTATTAGAAAGTGCTATAAACCAAATGGTTGATGAACATTTGGAGACTGTTCATTCAGGGACTCTACAGGATGCTCCAGTAGAGATTGATGAACAAGGAGAGGCATTACTTGAAGCTGCATTAGCTGCTGAGGAAGTAGTGATTCCACCTAATTCAGGTAGTTTGCTTGTAGATGAAGCTACAAGTAGATTCAGTGGAGCTATCTGGTATAGTGCCATTCAGTCTAAGACTATTACATTAGCTGGTGTAGGTGGTATAGGAAGTTATGTTGGTTTCCTACTTGCAAGACTGAAACCTGCTGGATTATATTTATATGACCCAGATATAGTTGAACAAGCTAATATGTCTGGTCAATTATATGGTAGTGGTGACTTAGGACAAGCAAAGGTTAGCTCCCTTCATAGAATGTTACAAGTATATGCAAACTACTATAACAGTGTAGCATATCAAGAAAGGTTTACTGCTGAGAGTGAAGCTACGGATATTATGATTTGTGGCTTTGATAACATGGAAGCAAGGAGCCTGTTCTTTGATAAATGGCTTGAGCATGTAGGTAATAAACCTGAGGGAGAGAGGTCTAAATGTTTATTCATTGATGGTAGATTGGCAGCAGAAGAATTTCAAGTCTTTGCCATTCAAGGCAATGATGAAAGAGCTATAGTTGAATATAAGAATAGATGGTTGTTCAGTGATGCAGCAGCAGATGAAACTATCTGTAGCTACAAACAGACAACATTCATGGCAAATATGATTGCATCAGTAATGGTTAATCTGTTTGTAAACTTCGTGGCTAATGAATGTAATCCTATTATAGATAGGGATGTACCTTTTATGACTCAATATTCTGCTGATACAATGTACTTTAAAGTAGAAATGTAATGGCAATAAGTGTACAATTAAACAGGCAACTTCATGATATATTCCTGAATAGAGGTGCTATTCAATTCCCAGACTATATTAAACCTAATCTTGCATTTGAAAACCATAATGTATTCAATCTATTCTTAAGAGTAGATATTAGCGGACCAGAGATTGATGTTCCACTAATGTGTAAGTACAAGGTTGAGGAAGGGTTATTGAGTAACTACAATCAGCCTAATAGTTTAAAGGAAATGGCTGTTGCTTTATTTGAGAATAGTTATCCTCAATCAAGAAGAACTGCAAATGCAATCTTCAAGACATTCCAGATGAATGATAATAGAGACAGGCTTGTGAAGATTACAACTAACACTGGTGAGGTGTATTATGGTGGTAATGGTTATATCCTTGACAAAGATTATAACTTATTAATACTGTACACACTTCATGGAGTTATGGAGGATAGAATTCTACACTACAAAACTGGTAGAATCTATGTGAATCCAAAGGTCTTTGTAAGTAATGGTCTGATTGAGAAAGGCATCATTAAGACAGTCATTCCTGCATTTGTACAGGGGGGTATCATGGTAGATACAAATAATATTGGAGTTACTGCTCAGGATATTAATATTGCTATAGGGAATCAAAATGGCTTTGTTGTTCAAGTAAAGCCATTACCTGAGATAGTAGTAGCTGATGTGACTGATAGGTTCATAGTAAAACCTAAAAAGCCAACTCCTTCTACATTCAGCAATGAGGCTATGAATGATTACCTTCTGGAGCACCTTGATGAGGTTGTACAAATGACCTATATAGTATGACATTTGAGGAATATTTTGGTGGATGGGTAAGGGTTATAGATATAAAAGAATTAAATAAGGTAGTAGGACAGGTAAGTTTAATTAAAAGAGACTTACTTTGTCCTGCATATCCTGATATATTTAAGGCTTTTAATCTATGCCCTTACAATAATCTCAAAGTTGTAATGATAGGGCAAGACCCATATCCACAAAAGGATGTGGCTACTGGTGTCCTGTTTGGAAACAAGGAGGGGACTAAGTTGTCTCCTTCTCTTGAAATAGTTAAAGAGGCTTGCATTAATTTTGAAATTCCACATAATGGTATTATCTTTGACCCCACTTTAGAGAGTTGGGCTAAACAAGGAGTACTAATGATTAATTCTGCACTGACTTGTGAAGTGAATAAAGTAGGTAGCCACACAATGATGTGGAGACCTTTCATGACCAAGTTACTAAAGAATTTATCAGAGTGGCAGACTGGTATTATATATGTTCTATTTGGTGAACAGGCTAAAACACTTAAACCTTACATTAATAAGAACACTAATATAATACTGGAAGAGAAGCATCCTGCATACTATGCAAGGCAAGAGGAAAGGATGCCATCTACTGTATTTCAAGAAGTAAGCAAATTAACTAAAGAAAAATATGGAGAGCCAATCATTTGGTTCCAAGAATATTAATTAAAAAAAAAAAAAAGAAAAGTATGAAGAAACTTATTTTTGTGAAGACTGGTAAGGAAGTGGAAATGGGTAATACATTTGCCTTTGGAATGAACAGTGCTTATGGTTTCATGCCATTTTACACTGTAGTTGTCTGTGAGGAAAGTATTCCATTTCTTATCAAAGAAGGCATAATTAAGGAAGTGGAAAATGAAGAAATTCCCACAGAACCCTACTTCTACATAAAACATCTTGCTGACAGAATTCATTGGAATGTAGAGAATCTAAGAAAATACCTTAGTAATCTATATACAATCTATCCTGCTGCTGTATTTTCAATTATGTTAAGAGAGGTAGCTATTGTACTCGATGAAAAATATGATAATCACATTGAGAACAGTAAGGAGATTTATGTTATTAGCTGTCTCAGTGGAGAAATATCAAAGGTCAAGGACTTGAATAAAATCAAGAACTTCAAGAATTTTGCTGCATTTAGAACATTAGAGGATGCTATTACAGCAAAGAAAATCTTAGAGGAACCCATGAAACAGTTATTTAAGAGAGGTGGAAAACAGAAGGATTGAATACAGAAGTGTTCCTGATTTTCCTAAGAATAGGAGAATTAGGAATGCCACTCCAGAAGAGTATGGTGATATAAAGTTTAAATCCAAGATTGAGGCAATGGTCTATAGGACCTTGCTTCAACATGGGTTTGAGCCTGAATATGAATCTCATACTTATACAATCTGGGAAGGATTTAGACCTACTGTACCCTTTTACACCCGTAATAAAGCTAAGGCTACAATACTAAACCTTAAGAAGCTAATTAATATTACTTATACCCCAGATTTCTACATGGAGTATCAAGGCTTAAAGGTAATTATTGAAGTAAAAGGACAGGTCAATGATGTGTTTCCTTACAAATTTAAGATGTTCAGGAAACATATAGAGAATTTGCCAGATAAAGAAAATTATCTTATCTTTGAGGTCTTTACTAAGAAACAACTCTTAGAATTTATTCAAATTATTAAAGATGAAAGCCATAGAAAGAATGAGGAAATTGCTCAACAGTTTACCCAAGAGTGATATAACTTTAGGTGAACAGTTTATTCAGAGCAGAGATTTTGAGTCACTCAAGGACTTAGTGGATTCAGCAATATTCAAGACAAGGAAGAATATCAAGAGTGAAAATCCTAAACAGGAGTACCTTGATGTAGACTTGGCAGAGTTAAGTAATTTAAAGGCTGAGGTGGATGTATATTTAACCCAGCTTGAAGTTCCCAGTAATGAATGGGAAGAAGACATAGAGGAGGAATATTATGGTGAAGAGTATTAAAGAACTATCTTGGAATGTAACAGAGGAAGAGTACAGGAAAGACCCTGCAATCAGTTACTCTACATTATCAAGATTTGAAAGGGAAGGATGGAGGAATCTCAGTTCTCTCTTTGATAAGGTAGATAGTCCAGCATTACTATTTGGCAGTGCAGTGGATTGTATGCTTACTGATGGAGAACAAGCCTTTGCTGAAAGATTCATTGTATGTGAATTTCCTAATCTGTCAGATAACCTGATAAGTATCACCAAAGTATTATTCTCCAAGTATGGAGATACACACAGAAGGGTAGATACTATTGATGATGAGGTGATTAGTAGTGTGGCTGTAGCCAATGGATATTATGCAGGAGACTCTTATAAAGCTACCAGAATAAAGAAGGTAAAAGAGAGCTGCAATGAGTATTATTCACTACTTGCACTGGCAGGAGACAAGACCATATTATCTCAAAAGGATTATAATGATGTGTGTCTTTGTGTTGATGAATTAAGAACCAACTCAATAACCAAGGACTTCTTTTATATAGACCCTTGGAGAGATGATATTGAGAAGGTGTTTCAATTGAAATTTAAAGCTGAATGGAATGGAATACCAGTGAGATGTATGTTTGATGAACTTATTGTGGACCACCATCATAAGATTATCTATCCAATAGATTTGAAGACTACTGGGTATCCTGAGGAGAACTTTCAAGACTCCTTTGCTCACTGGAGATATGATATTCAAGCTAAGCTATATACATACATTCTTCAAGAGTGTATCAAGAGAGACCCCTATTTCAGTAAGTTCAAGATTCAGCATTATCAATTCATTGTTATCAATAGAAGAACAATTGCTCCTATTGTGTGGGAATTCTATGGGAATTTTGGTATGGTAGATTTAAAGGATGAAACAGGTAAGGTATATAGGGATTGGAGGAAGATTCTTACAGACCTAAATTATTATCTCACTAATCCTAACTTGAAATATAGTAAGGAAGTGATGGCAAATGATTGTATTATGGAAATAAAGAATTTAGTACCAGCATGACAGAGTTAGAATATTTTAAAGGAGATGAACTGGCAGCTTCAACTTGGAGGAATAAGTATGCAGCAGAAGGAGAACAAACTCCTGATGATACACACAGAAGGTTAGCTAAGGAATTTGCAAGAGTAGAAAGTAATTATAACTGGAAGAGTAATATAAATAGGGCTTTTAGTAATTTATCAAACTATGGCTATGTTAGACCACAACTTGATGAAGAGGCTATCTATCAGTTATTCAAGGACTTCAAGTATATTATACCCGGAGGTTCAGTTATGTCTGGTTGTGGAACTGGAGCATTGGTAAGTCTTAGTAATTGCTTTGTAATAGGCAGTCCAAAGGACAGTTATGCAGAGATAATGAAGACAAGAAGTCAACAAGCCCAACTTATGAAGAGAAGAGGTGGAGTTGGTTATGACTTATCTCAGCTTAGACCAAGAGGAGCTAAGGTTAATAATGCAGCAAGGTCTTCAACTGGTGCAGCATCTTTTATGGATGTATGTTCAGATATAACCAATGAAGTAGCTCAGAATGGAAGAAGAGGTGCTCTTATGTTAAGTATGAGTATCAATCATCCTGATATTGAGGAGTTTATAACTAAGAAGCAAGACTTAACCAAAGTAACTGGAGCTAATATATCAGTCAAGGTTACTGATGAGTTCATGCAGGCTGTAGTGAATGATGAGGAGTATTACCTAAGATTTCCTGTTGATGTAGAATTACCTAAAGTAAGAGAGGAAATACCTTATGGTGAGTTGGTTCCTTTTGGAAACTTAATAGATAAGAATGTATCTTTTATTAAGAAGGTAAGAGCAAGGGAGTTATGGGATACTCTCATGCACTGTGCTTGGAATACTGCTGAACCAGGGATTATGTTTGAAGGAGCAATGCACAACTATTCTCCTGATGGTGTATATCCTGACTTCAAAATGGTTGGAACTAATCCTTGTCAACCTGCATGGGCTACAGTCCTAACTCCTAATGGTATTAAAACTTTTGGAGAGATTAAAGTTGGAGACATTATTTGGAGTGCAGAAGGTTGGACAAAGATAATTAGAAAACAGTCTTCTGGAATAAAGGAGGTATTTGAGTATAGGACTACTGCTGGTTCATTTTATGGAACTGATACTCATAGAGTAGTATCACATGGTACTAAAGTTGAAGCTAAGGATGCTGATGACATTGATATTCTGGCTGGAGAAATAGTACCAGAAAGAAGAATTACTCTTGATGTACAAGATATAATGGATGGATTAGTCATAGGTGATGGAAGTGTACATAAAGCAAGCAATAACTTAGTATTCTTATATATTGGGGATAATGATACTGATTATTTTACCTCTCCTATACACCCTTTAATTGGAGAACACAGACCTGCACTTAAAAATAGTGCTTATGAAGTTAAGACCACTATTAAAGCAGTAGAACTTCCTAAGACTTTCTTAAGAGAAATTCCTGAAAGGTTCTTCAAAGGTACTTCAAGTGTGGTATGTGGATTTCTTAAAGGGTTATATTCTGCTAATGGTTCTGTAGTTGGCAAAAGAGTTGCATTAAAAACTTCTTCTCCTAAATTGAGAGACCAAGTTCAGATTATGCTTTCTTCTGTGGGTATTAGAAGTTACTATACTACTAATTACTCCAAGGAAGTAGAATTTAATAATGGATTTTATTCTTGTAAGGAAAGCTATGATATAAATATATCTTCTGATAGGGACATATTTATGAAGAAAATAGGATTCCTTCAAGAATATAAAATGGAGAAGTTAGAGAAAACTCTTGGAGGGCCTCTTAGTAGAAGTCCTAAAAACCACAATATTATAAGTGATGATTTAGTATCTATTGAGGAGGTATTTAATATAACTGTGGATAACAATTCTCACACTTACTGGACTGGAGGTTTAAATGTATCTAATTGTGGTGAAATACCAATGGGTCCATTTGATAGCTGTAGGTTGATTCATATTAACTTGAGTAGTTATATTGTAGACCCATTTACAGATAAGGCTCACATTGATGAAGAGTTACTCTATATGCACTCTTATGAGGCTATGAGATTGGCTGATGATTTGGTTGATTTGGAGATTGAAGCTGTTGACAGAATTATTAACATAGTGAAGAATGATACTGATGATACTGAGTTCAAGTTATGGAGTAAAATCAAGGAGACTGCAATTCAAGGAAGAAGAGCTGGTTTAGGTTTTACTGGACTTGCTGATGCAATAGCTATGTTAGGATTGAAGTATGACTCTGATGAAGGTATTAGTCAGGTTGGACAATTAATGAAAGTTATGTTCAAAGGTCAGCTTGATAGTAATATTGATATGGCTATTGAGAGAGGTTCATTTCCTGCTTGGGATTCTGTTGTAGAAGCAGAATCTAATTCAGATTGGCTAAAGTTTATAAGAAGTAACTATCTTAAAACTTGGCTTAAGATGGCTCAGTCTGGTAGAAGAAACATCAGTTGGTCAACTGTAGCTCCTACTGGAACTGTAAGTATCATGGCTGGTACAAGTAGTGGTATTGAGCCTGTATTCATGCCTTTCTATCAGAGAAAGAGGAAGTGTATGTCTGAAAGTGATAGGGTAGATTATGTAGATAAGGTGGGTGAGAAATACACTTTATTTACAGTAGTTCATCCTAACTTGAAGAGATGGGCAGTAGAAACTTTAAATTATTCTGAGGAAGATGTTAATGACTGGAGCTTAGGAGTATGGAAGGAAGTCTGGAAAGAAAGTCCTTATTATGGTTCTACTGCACCAGAGATTGATTGGAGACAGAGAGTTAAATTGCAAGGGGTAGTTCAAAAGTATATCACTCACAGTATCAGTAGCACAGTTAATCTGGCTAAGGAAACTACAGAAGAAGAGATTGCTGATATTTATATTGAAGCATGGAAACAGGGATTGAAAGGTATCACTATATACAGAGATGGATGTAGGGAAGGTGTATTAACTAAGGTTGAGAAACCTAAGACTATTGAAGGAAGACAAGCTCCTAAGAGACCAAAAGAACTTGAAGCTGATGCTTATTTGATTAAAGCAAAAGGTGAACAGTTCATTATCTTGGTGGGTATGTTAGAGTCTAAACCTTATGAAGTCTTTGCATTCAGACCAAGGAATCCTATTAGCTTTAAACCTCATAAGGGTGTTATAACTAAAGTAAGTAAGATGCACTATAGCTTTACATCAGATGTCTTTCATATAGACAATCTTGAGTTAGCTAATGAAAATGTTGAAGAGAATGCAGCTACTTTGTATTCATCTATGTTATTAAGACATGGAGTAGATATTAAGTATATTGTCAAGACTGCAAAAAAGGTCAATGATAATATTACTTCATTCAGTTCAGCTATGTGTAGAGTACTCAGTAAATATATCCCTAATGAAGAAATCAAGGGTGAGGTATGTCCTGACTGTGGTGGTACTTTGGTAAGAGAAGGTGGTTGTATTCACTGTAAAGATTGTGGGTATAGTAAATGCCTGTAAATAAGTAAGTTATGGAAGAATGGAGAGATATTGAAGGGTATGAGGGTTTGTATAAAGTATCCTCATTGGGCAGAATAATGTCAGTTGGAAGAACTTTTAGAACTGGAAAGAATGGAACAAGGTTATGTGTACTTTCAGATTCTATAAAGAAAACTGTTGTTAATAACAAGGGATATTTAAGAGTTTCACTAAATAAGAATGGAAAGTTAAAAAGTTTTCTTGTTCATAGATTGGTGGCTCAGGCTTTCATTCCCAATCCTGACAATTTACCTGAAATAAATCATAAAAATGAGATAAAGTTCTGTAATGAAGTTAGTAATCTTGAGTGGTGCACTACTAAATATAATATAAACTACAATTATAATTATAGTATAGCAAGACAGAAAACCATTGAAAATCGAAGAAAAACTATAATTCAATTATCTTTGAATAATGAGTTTATAAAAGAGTGGAAATCTGTTCATAGTGCTGCTAAAGAATTGGGACTTAGTCAGGGTAATATTAGCTCCTGTTTATTAGGATTGAGAAATAAATGTGGTAATTTTAAATGGAAATATAATGAAAATAAAGTGTAAAGTTTTAACTGAGGGGTGTTTTCCTGTGAGAACAGGAGAGGATAAGTCAGATTGCTTTGACTTGTGTCTGGCAGAAGATGTGACCTTAAAGAAAGGAGAGGTTTATGTTGCAAAGTTAGGTATTGCAACTGAACTTCCCAAGGGGATAGTAGCTAAGGTTTATAGTAGAAGTAGTGCTCCAAGTAAGTTGGGAGTTACTATTGCTAATGGTCTTGGATTCATTGACACTATTTATAATGGTGATACAGATGAATGGAGAGCACCACTATATGCTTTCAAGGCTGTAACTATTCCTAAAGGCACAAGAGTATGCCAATTTGAGGTTAAATTATCTCAGTTTGCTACTGTATGGCAGAAATTAAAATGGCTATTATCATCTAAACCACTTCTGGAGCCTGTGGATTTCCTTGGAAATGAAGGTAGGGGTGGTATTGGTAGTACAGGAAAGTAATCACTAAAAAAAAAAACATGAAACATGGAGTTTGTATGGAAAACTGTAGCAATGATAGTGGTACTGGCTTGTGTAGCCATTATTGCTGGAGTTGTTAATCTAATAATGAATAGAAGGAAGATAGACCCTAAAGTAGGAAGGATTTCCTTTAAGGAGTCTATGGATTTGGTTGAACTGCCAATTGTCACATTTATGAATAATGGCAGGAAACTGAACTTCCTTCTTGATACTGGTGCATCTTATTCTTCAATCAATGAGGCTGCTCTGGAAGGGTTATCTTATGTAGAGACTGGAGAGACAGGCTTTGGAATGGGAATTGAGGGTACTGTTAAAGAGGACAGAGGTTATATCAGAATGAATGTGGACTATAGAAGTCAAAGCTATGAGGATGATTTCCAAGTAGTAGACTTAAGTCAGGCATTTGGAATGATTAAACAGGAGTATGGTATTAACCTGCATGGAATCTTGGGTAGTACTTTCTTTCAGAAGTATAGGTATGTACTGAATTTTGATGAATTAGTAGCATATTCAATGGTATGAAAGACTTAATAGAGTTAAAATCAAGAGGAGAGGAACACAACTATCTTAGGAGATTAGTTAAGCCAGATGGCAGTGAGTCACATACTTATATGTTAAAGACTTCCACATATACTATGAGGAGTGGTTTGACAGATAAGAAGAAAAAGTTCATAGACCCATCAGGTGGTCCAATGATAGTTGAGGGAGAATATCTTGAAGAAGCTGAGGCAGTAGTTAAATCTATAGACTATGTAATGGGAGTAGGTTATGCTATTACCTTTGAAGTCACACCAGAAGAAGAGCAAGAGTTGATTGATGCAATAGTGAATATATGATTTATGTAGTAACTCAACAAATACTACCTGAATCTGATAAATATAAGATAATAAGTGTGAAGGAGTCCTTAAGGCTCCTTCAACCTTTATCTATAGTAGGGTTAGATACTGAAACTACTGGGATAAACTGTCATATAGATAACTTATTGTCCTTGCAGCTTGGCTGCTTTGAGTTTCAAGTAGTAATTGACTGTACAACTGTTGATATAACCTTTTATAAAGAATATCTTGAATCAGATAGATTATTTCTGTTCTGGAATGCAAGATTTGATTTAAAATGGTTATATAAATATGGTATAGTCCCAAAAAGAGTTTATGATGGGTTCCTTGCTGAAAAATTAATGTGGTTAGGCTATCCCATAGTATTAACTCCTGAAACATTTGACAATATTAAGTGTGATAGATATGATTTTGTTCCAGAAGACCCTAAGAAAAAGACTAAAGCTTATTATATTCTATATATGAATTTAAAGAAAGCAGGTCAAATGTATCTTGGAGTTGAACTTGATAAGTCTATAAGAGGACAGATTATCTATAAAGGTCTTAGTGAGGATGTTATAGTATATTCTGCTTATGATGTAAAGTATCTGGAAAAAATTAAGGATTGTCAAGAAGAGGAGTTAAAAAAGAAGGGATTACTTAATGCTATAGACTACGAGAATAGATTTATATTATCTCTTGCTTACATGGAGTTTTGTGGAGTAAAGATTGATAAATCTAAATGGGAAGCTAAGATGAAGAAGGATAATGAGAGGTTGCAAAAAGCTTTAAATTCTATGAATAAATGGTTTATAGAACATGAACCCAATTCTAAATACATAGTAGTTAATAGACAAGGAGACCTGTTTAATGGGTTTAATACTGAACCTCAAGTTACTCTTAACTGGAATAGTACTCAACAGGTCATACCTATATTTAAAAAATATGGAGTACAAGTTGAAGTTGAGGATAGGAAGACAGGTGAAGATAAGGACAGTATTGATGCTAAAGTATTAAAACCTCAAGCAGATAAATGTGGTCTTATTCCTTTATATCTTGACTATAAAGAAGCTTTTAAAGTGGTAAGTGTATATGGGGAAAATTTCTTGAAACAAATTAACCCAGTAACAGGAAGACTCCATACTAACTTTAATCCAATAGGCACTGATACAGCAAGAATAAGTTCAGGGGGTAAAGATAAGGCTAATAAGGTTGATTATATTAATTTCTTGAACCTTCCTGCTGATGAGGAGACAAGAGCTTGTTTTGTTTCTGAGAAAGGAAACAAGTGGATTTCTATTGATTATTCAGGTCAAGAAAGCTTTATAATGGCTGATGTAGCTAATGATAAAGCTATGATTCATGAGCTTATGGAAGGAAGTAAGGACCTTCATAGCCTAACAGCTAAGATGGTATTTAATGAAATTCCAAGAGATTTTCCAGTAGAACAAATAAAGGAGAAGTATCATAAACTTAGAAGTGAAGCTAAGGGATATGAGTTTGCTTTTAATTATGCTGGAAATGATACCACTATTATTAGAAACTTTGGTTTGTCCCCTGAAAGAGCTAAGGAAATCTATAATAATTATATGAAAGGTTTTAATGGCTTAAAGAGGTATCAAGATTATAGGAGAAGAGACTGGTTTGAAAAAGGATATATAGATTTAAATCCTGTTGTAGGATATAAAGCTTATATTTATGACTATAATTATCTAAAATCTCTTCAAGAGTCTTTTAAAGAACCGGGATTTTGGGAACACTATAGAGAGATGAAGGAAATAAGTCCTACATCATATACAGTACAAAAAGTTAAATATTTCTTTAAAAGAAAAGCTGCATCAGATAGACAATCAGTTAATTACCCAATACAACATACAGGAGCTTTATGTTATAAGGTAAGCATGGTTAATTTCTTTGAGTATTTAAGGAACAATAACCTGTTATTTAAAGTTCTTATTACTGTTACTCCTTATGATGAAATTAATTGTGAAGCTCCTGAGGATATAGCTGAAAATGTAGCTGAAACTTTATATAACTGTATGGTTAAGGCTGGAGGATTCTTTGTTAAGAGGTGTAAACTTGATGCTGATATGAGTAGAATGAAAGATGGTAGTTTACCTAATTATTGGATTCATTAGTATGGAGATTTGGAAAGTATTGGTAGTAACAGTGGTAGTTGTAATAGCCCTATGTGGGCTTATTTACACTATCCACTTGTTAAGTTGTGAGCAAAAGAAGAGAATCTATGTCTATCCTAAGACCAAGAATCAATATTATGCTAAAGGTATAGTAAAGATGAAAGACATGGATAGTGGGGAATGGATAGATGCAGTTCTCTATATGAGTCTCAAGAATGGTCATTATTATGTCAGGGAAAAGAGACAGTTCCTTGACAAGTTTGTAACATTAGAAGATTGGGAGGAAAGTAATAATGGGAATGTTAAAAGTAGGTGATAAGGTCATATATGAAGGAAAAAAGAGTTTATACTTTGATGTAGGCAAGTGTTATACTGTAACTAAAATAAAAAATACCAGTATTTATTTAGTAGATGATACTAAAGAAGAGCATGAATGGGAGTATAATTATTTCTTCAAAAGCTTCTCATTACCCAATACTCTTCAAGTGTCTCAGACTCAAGAAGATGTTAGAAGCTATAATGTAGGACAATCTGATTATGCTAAACATAAAATTCAACCTTGGGATATATGGTTAGAATATAATCTAAATCCTTGGGATGCAGATATTGTTAAAAGGATACTTAGAACTAAGGAAACTGATAGTAGAAAACTTGACTATGAGAAGATAATTCACATAGCTAAAGAGAGAATCAGACAAATAGATGCAGGTTATGAGTAAGATAATTTTGTGTAGAGGGATACAAGGCTCAGGTAAAACTACATGGGCTAAACAGTGGGTACTTGAAGACCCAGAGCATAGAGTAAGGTTCAATAATGATGACATCAGAAACATGCTTGGTAAATACTGGGTTCCAAGTAGAGAACATCTTGTATCTGATATAAAGAAAGACTTCATAGTAAGTGCTATGGAATTTGGATATGATATTGTTGTTGATAACATGAATTTCAATCCAAAAGAGATAGAATACTATGAAAACTTAGTTGATAGTACCCTTGGTTATATGAATTGTTACTCAATAGAGTATAAAGATTTCTTTATACCTCTTGAGGTGTGTATTGAGAGGGACTCTAAGAGAGAGAATCCTATTGGTGAAGAAGTAATAAGAAAGACTTATGAAAGGTATAAAACAATAATTGAAGGATGATTATAGCAGTGGACTTTGATGGAACTTGTGTTACACATGAGTTCCCAAGAGTAGGAGCAGAGATAGGAGCAGCAGAAGTCTTAAAAGAATTAACTGATAAAGGTCATAAGATTATACTGTTCACTATGAGAAGCCATCAGTTAGATGGAGCAGAAGAAACAGAGGAGTTTGGCTATGGCAAGACTAAGCCAGCTAAATTACCCAGTGATGGGTTGCAGGATGCAATAGACTGGTTTAAGAAGCATGATATTCCTTTGTTTGGTGTAAATGAAAATCCAACTCAAAAGGATTGGACTTCATCACCTAAACCTTATGCACACATCTATATTGATGATGCAGCTTTAGGAGTTCCTTTGAAACATAGTTATATTTCTGATAGACCTTATGTGGATTGGGATATAGTTAGATATTATCTTCATGCAAAGGGTATATTATGACATTGAATGAAAAGATAGGTGTCATTCTAAAACAACACAAGGAAGGAGAGGAGTTCTTCAATGCTCTTGACTTTATGATTAAAGGGGATAGAAGCATACTTGAAGACTTCCTCTCATTCTTTATGAATGATGCTGGAAAGAAACTAAATCTTAGTGACATTGGATTAATTGTCAGTGGAGGATTTGGTAATGCCATTATGACAATGTATGGTGACAGATTGACTGAAAACTTTGGAGAAGTAATTGTCACTAATGGTGGTATCAGATTGGGTAATGAAGCACTTATATTCAAGGATAAGTTGCTTTGTAAGAACTGGATATTCATTGATGATTCCTATTATTTAGGGAGAACAAAAGCTGGTATTTCAGTTGCTTTGAAGAAGATTAGACCTGATGCTTCAATCTTTGAAACTTATGTTATCTATGATGGAAGTATGGGTAGAGCAGATAAAGTAAAAAGTATGTATAGATATAGTAAATAGTATGGCAGGACAACAAGGAATTTATTGTGCCCCAGACATTACAATCCCTAATAGGGATAGGGTAGATGTAGGATGTGCTCCTGATGGAGCAATGCAACTCTGGGTTATGGAATATGAAGTTACTGGTATAGGTAAGGGATGTGCAATGTGTAAGGCTATTAATCCTCAACAGGCAGAAATACTCTTGAAGAGTAATGGTATATATAATGGTACTCCACATCTATATAAAGTAACAAGGATTGAACAAGTAATTGTACCTCCTTGCAATGGTCTTATGGCTGAACAAGTGGTAACTTATAAAGATGTAGTATCATGAATAAGAAACTTAGGTTATTAGTAACAACTAAATGTCCTAACAAGTGTCCCATGTGTTGTAATAACTCATGGGATTTTTCATCTTTACCAGTAGTGGATAGATGGGACTATGAAGAGATAATGATTACTGGAGGAGAACCTTTGATTCACACTAATAAAGTAGCTGAATTAATAAGGTCTATTCGAGTTATTAGTGAGGTTTATACAGATATTCCAAAGGTATATGTGTACACTTCAATAGCTGCTTGGGATAGAGTAAGGACTATATTAGCTTATGCAGATGGTACAGTCTTGACTCCTCACAGTCAGAGTGATATTGATAAGTTTGCGGAACTGAACAATATGATGCAAGAGGTTAAGGAAACTAAATCTGATTTCATTAAAGGGAAATCTCTTAGACTTAATCTCTTTGCTGATATGAAACTTCTCCTTCCTGAGCATATTGATTTGTCACTATGGAATGTCAAGGAAATGAAGTGGCTGGAGAATTGTCCAGTACCTCAAGGTGAGGACTTTAGGAGAATTAAAGAACTTTGGTGATGAAGCAATTTACACATAGAGAGTTTGTTAGGGTGGTAGTAGCCAATGGTTTTTATTATAATAGACAAAGTGGAGACCATGCTATCTACCTTAATGAAAAAGGCAGGCATATTAGCATCCCATTAAAACTTGAAAGTGTTATTGCAAGAAGATTAATCAAAGAGAATAATTTAGAGATAAATATTAAGAAACTTAAAAAGGAAAAGAGAAATGACCCTAAATAATTTGTATAATCAAATTTTTATTCATATCTTTGTTTGTATTAACAATAAAAGTATTTGGTATGGTTGAATATTGGAGACCTGTAAAAGGTTTTGAGAGTAAATATGAAGTAAGTTCTTTAGGAAAAGTTAAAAGTATAGGAACATATAATACTTGTAAGAAAGGTATAATGGTCCCTATGGTTGACACTTCTGGATATGAACATGTCAGACTCTATTCAGGGGGCAAAGTTATTGATAAAAGTGTCCATAGATTAGTAGCTGAAACTTTTCTTCCCAATCCTGACAATTTAAAGTGTGTAAATCATAAGGATGAAGATAAGAGAAATAATTCTATTGAAAACTTAGAATGGTGTACCAATAGATATAATGTAACTTACTCCTTGGGTAAGAAGGTTATACAGTTATCTAAAGAAGGGGTTCAATTAGGAGTGTTTAACAGTATAGCAGAGGCTTCAAAAGAATTTAATATTCCTACTACTAATATTAGTAAATGTTGTAAGGGAATTAGAAAATCTGCTGGTAATTTTATTTGGAGATATGAATAACTATGATTATCCTTTAGGGAGTGATACTCCTGATGCACCTTGGAATGCACCTCTTGATGTAAAACATAAGAGGTTTGTGAGTGTAACCATATCATATTATGATGAGGTTGAATTACCTCCAGATGCAGAGGAGGAACAAATTAAGGAAGCCCTTGAAGAGAAGGTGAGAAGACAGGACTTTCCTAAGAAAGTTGATTTTGATGAAATTGTAATATTGGAAGAATGAAATTAATTAAACCAAGTTTTGAGATTTGGGACCAAGAAGAAGGTCTTGAAGGAGTTTATAAACAAATTGAAAGGGCAGGGAGAGTATGTTATAAATCTGAGGATAAGATAACAGAAAACTCTGCTAAGGAGTTCGTAGATAGGATGATTAAGTCAGGTCATGGAGCTATGTTAGAGCATGGAACTGTGTATCTTCAATTTAAGGGTATAATACATTGCTTTGGGATGGGATATCAAGGAGGATTAAAATATTTGAATAATCCCCACTCCAAAGTGGTTCTTTCTGAAAAAGGAGCTATTCAATATGTTACCACCAACTATAGGGTCCTTGTAGAAAATGGCTGGCTTGATGACTTGGAGTATCTATGTGAACCTACTGAGTATCATGCAAAGAGGATTACTGTTCACTTTGTGTGTGATAGAGGTGTATCCCATGAATTTGTAAGGCATAGAGTATTTAGTTTTGCTCAAGAAAGTACCAGATATTGTAACTACTCTAAGGATAAATTTAACAATTGTGTTACCTATATACTTCCTAATTGGTGTACTAAGGTTAATATAGAAGATTATGAAAAGAATCCTAAACTCATATATAATGCTAATGGAACTCTAACTGATAATGAAATCAGTTTCTTGTGTGGTTTATATGATAATGAAGAAAGATATTTAGAACTGTTAGAGAATGGTTGGAAGCCACAAGAAGCAAGAGCAGTATTACCTAATTCACTTAAGACTGAGTTAGTAATGACTGGTTTTGTGAGTGATTGGGAGCATTTCTTTAAGTTAAGAGATGCAGGCAGTGCTCATCCTCAAGCAAGAGAACTGGCACATCCATTACACATGGAGTTTTTGAGAAGAAATTATTTGGTGGATTTATATGATGAAGCCAATCCTGATTAATAACTAAAAAAAAAAAACAATGGCATTTGGAAGTAAGAAACAAGCAGTTATTGCGAAGCCTTCATTTAAGGAAAGGCTGACTGTAGCAAAATCAATGTTTAAGAAAGCATATGAAGATGCTTCAAAATTGAATGCAGAAATGCAGGCAGACATTGACAGTAAGAAACAAAAGGTAAAACTCCTTGAGGATGAAATAGGTTTCATCTTTGAAACTCAGAAAGAAGCTCAGGAGTTTATGTCAAATCTTGAAAAGTTCATTTAATGAGAACAAATTTAATTAAGACAAAAGAGCTGCCTAAAGTAGTAGAGCCATCTACTACTGATGGTATGCTTGACATGGTGATTGCATTTGATACAACTGGCTCTATGTCAGCTTATATTAATGCAGTAAAGACCCATGTGAAGGAGTTGGTTCCCAAACTGTTCAGTTCTAATCCTGATTTAAGGATTGGTATAGTAGCATTTGGTGACTATTGTGATATGAGGAGCAAGAATAACTTTGGTAAGGCTTACCAAGTATTAGACCTTACTAATGATGAAAACAAAATCATCAAGTTTATTAATGAAGCTCAGAATACAAGTGGTGGGGATGGTGATGAATTCTATGAATTGGTCATTAAGAAAATCACGGAGGAAACTGCATGGAGAGAGGATTCTACTAAGGCAGTATTATTAATTGCTGATGCAGCACCTCACAAGGTAGGTTACAGCTACAAGGGTATTATAAGTAATGCCCAGATTGATTGGAGAGAAGAAGCTAAGAAGGCAAGTGAATTAGGTATCAAATTTGATACCATGACTATTGACCCTATGTATGTTAAATGGTATAAAGAGCTTTCTGCCATGACAAATGGTGTAAGTGTTCCTTTCAAGAATAGTGGTAAAACTTCTCAAGTGATTGAAGCTGCTGCATTAAGTAGAGGTGGAACAAGGACAAAAGCTATGTATATGGCTACTATGGATTCTGTAAAGGATGATGTAGAATTAAATGCAGTATATACTGCTTATTCAAAAGAAGTAACAGATTAAAATCAAGAACAAATGAAAATCAATATTAAAGAAATAGCAGTAGGTGATGTATTCTCAGAAGAATCACATTACATTGTTGAAGAGATTGGTAAAGATACAATCAAGTTCAAGCATACAGAGAGTGGAAAGTCAGTGACATTAGGTTATGGTTATGTTCAAGACCTGCTTAATACTTCTGACCAGTATGACAAAGAAGTAAAAGTGACTAAAGAAGATAAGAAAGATGGTACTCCTGGTATAAGGACAATCTTTGAGGGTATCAAATCTTCTGAGGTATTCACTGTTGTGTTCCAAAAGCAGGATAAAGCTAAGACCAAGAAGCAATATGAGGCTGAGAGGGAAGCACAAAGACAAGAGGCTGTAGCTTTGATTGACAAGGCTAAGAAAGCTAAGAAGTCAATGGCTGTAGCTTATAAAGAAGCTCTGGAACACATTCAGAATAACCCTATTAAGGACTTCATTGAAGGAGAAGATAGGGTACTGAGAGGCTACAAGATGCAATTTGTATCAAGAGATGGGAAATATAAATGTCTTGATATGGATATTGAAAGAAATTCCAAAGAAGATGGGATTAGATTAGTAAATATCAACACAATTAAAGCCCTTGTATTCAATGGTGTTAAGTATGTAGTTGAATAATAGTTTGGGGGAGCTAAGTCTCCCCTTTCTTATTTTTAAAGAGTTTGGTTTACCTCTCAAAAAGAAAACCCTTAATAACTTGCATATTAAGAAAACAACCTTTATATTTGCACATAAATTTAATTATAAATCTATAACAAGATGAGTAAAAGATGTATCACAACTAATTCTACAATAGAAGAATTGGCTGCTAAATTACAGGGTGAAACTATAGAATCAGTCAAGGGACTTGTTGAGCTATGGCAAGACAAGAATAATAAGGACTGGGACACTTATCCTACTGCTTCTGAACTAAATAACTTTAGGGCAGAATTAAGGAAAGGTAAGGATGAAATGATAGAGGCTTTAGATAAAGCACTTTCACCTGCATTTGAGGCTCCAAGGATTTCTACTGTGGAAGAACAAGCTAAAGTAGATTTGGACTTTGACCCAAGAACAAGAAGAGACAGGGTTAGTCTGATTGCAAGATTCTTTAGCAATGAAATAGATACAGCACTGCAAGAACACAATGATACTCTTAATAAGAGAATTGCTGATGCTGAAAAAGAAGGTGATGTACTTGCTGTCAATGAATTGAAAGAAGAGTTAGCAACTCTTGATAGATTCAAGATAATCAAGTTATATACACCTGCTGGCTTATTTAGTAGAGTAAGGGATTATTTCAATAACTATATACTTGACTCTGAGGAGAATAGGATACAATCAGAACTAAATACAATCAATAGTATGAAGGGTTCTGAAAGATATAGTAATGAACAGAAGTATGAAGCTGCAAAGAAGAAAGCATTATATAAGACTAATGCTTATCAGAAAGTAGTAGATAACTTCAAACCTTTGGCTGAGGAAGCAAGTACTATACTAATAGCTACAGAGGGGATTAGGATTGACCCTAATTATATTGCCCCTAAAGATGCCAACCTTAATAATGATACTCCTGAGGGAGATAGTGCAGTAGATACACAAGCTGATGATTTTGCAAAGGATGAGGCTTTCAAGGATGGATGGATGACTAATTATAGGGAAGTAAGTTCTCATGAATCTCTAAGTCAGGAGGTTAGAAAGGTAATTAGAGAAATTCCCCAACTTGACTATAGAGGAAAGTATGATAAGGATGATTTAGGAAATCTAAGATTTCTTGATGCAGACTATGTTCATGCAACCCTTATAGACAAGCTCAGAGATATGATTACATCTGATGATATGTTACCACTTCTGGAGACTCTGGGTAATACCAAGCCTTGGACTAAGCAAATAGTCAAGAAGCTACAGGCTGAGCCTAAACTATTCAGTCAGTTCTATCAGGATTTCAGAAAAGACTTTATGCCTTACTGGATTCAGAAGAAGAAACTACAGGCTGATGGTACTTTCAAGATGGAAACTATTGCTATCAATAAGCCTGAGGGTGTCTATTATCTGCTTGATGAATGGAGGGATAACTATGAGAATGGTAATCTGCTTGATGATGATAGTATCTATGATAAGAATGGAGACTTGAATCTTGAGAATGCAGAGAATGGTCTTAAATGGACTGAGGCTCTCAATAACAGGTTTACCAATCTTAGTACAGAACAAAGGTTGGAACTTTTACAAGATGAAAAGATATGGAAGACATTGAATAAGCTTCTTAATATGATTGGTATCAATGCTCATCAAGGTGTATTATTAGATGCTCTTACTAACATAAAGCAATATGAAGGTGGTACTGCAACAGACCCAATTATGCTGCTTCTTCCTCAATTAAATATCATATTCAGTGGTGTAAAGAAAGGTGAGGTTAAATCTGAGACTCTTGAAGATGGAACTGAAGAGAGAGGGGATTTGATAAATACCTTTGGTTCTGCTTACAATAGTATAGCTATGATGCTTGCAGAAGTAACAGAAGATGCCATTGAAAGTAGTGTGAGAGAAAATGATAAGTCATACTATAGCCATGTTACTCCTAACTATCTTGGTAAGTTGATTAAACAGCTTAAGAATGTTATGGGTAATGAAGCAAGGTTCAAAGAGTTTGTTGAAAATGAATTTGGACAATATGAATGGTTCTATAAGGATGGCAGATGGAGAAATGACTGGATTGAGCAACTGGTAAATAACCCTGAAATGAGAAGAGGATTGAGCCATAAGGTTCTACTTAACTCAGATAAGGTTGCATATCAGAACTGGGATGATTTGGATTATACCTTAGTATTACTGACAGAGTACTTTGGAGACCCAGATAACAGTAAATCTGATGTTCAATGGGCTAATTACCATGTGCCAATTCTTTCAGATAGTCCTTCTGCTGAGTTCATTAGATTCAGGAAGTATGACAATTATAGCATCATTGGAGAAGATGGTGAGTATATGAAGTATGATGATATTATCCTTAATAGAATGGTTGACTTGGTTAATCAAGAGGTAGATAGAATAGCTCTTGTAAACCAGAGAGATATTGAATATCAAAAGGGTAATCCTAACATTGCTCCTATTGCAAACTATGATATAGTAAGGAAGAAAGATGGTACTATCAAGAGTATTGGTGGTGCTGAATTTAAGTTCCTTACAGCTCTGAATGATGTAAGATATGACAATGGTGAGACTTTCCTTGATAGGTTCCAGAGAATTCAGAATGAAGGAACTGGTGCTGAATTAAGAGAGTTCATCAGAGAGTCAGTAAGAGAAGCTCTTGATAATGAGTTTGAACAGACTTATAGAGAATGGGCTAAAGCTGGTTTACTTGAAGAACTGCCTAATGGTAAGTACAAATATCTTGGAGTAATTGGTGTAAATGCTGGTCAAAGTTCTTATAATAGGAATACAGCAACTTCTTTGAACAATGCAAAGAAGGCTCTTGAAGGGATGTGGACTACAGAAATGGATATTCTTTTAAGGGATTACAACAATAATAATCCAGTGGATGATAGAAGGGCAACTACTCTATTTGAAAGTATCAAGGACTTGTTGAGAGAGAAGATGGTGAGAGGTGAGATTACTGCTAAGGAAATGGATAGTATCAACAGAAATTTGGTTATTAGAAATAATGCCAAAGCTAAATTGAGAGAGTATTTCTGGAATAGTAAGTTTGCTACATCACAAATCATTGAACTCACTACAACTGACCTTGCTTTCTATAAGAATATAGAGGACTTCCAGAAGAGATATAAGGAAGTTCATGCTCCTGCCCTCAGACTTAATACCAACTCTAAGTATGGTAGAAAGGAAGAGAGAACTATTTATCTAAAGGATGATGAGATTGTATCTTCTGCACTTGATGATATTGCAACTGTACTTGATGAAAGAGTCAAGAAAGGTGAGATGTCAAAGAGAGACAGGGATTTAATCTTAAATAAGTTCAGAGAGGTAAATGTGGCAGATGCTCAGGCTTACAGGTCATTAAGTTCTTACAGAGCTATACTTGATATGTCTGGTCAGTGGACAGATGATATGCAGAGAGCCTTTGATAACTTCCAAAATGGTAAGTGGGATATGGCTGATTTCAATATTATCTGGCAGACTAAGAAACCTTATGTGTACACTCAGGTGAATAATCTAAGTGGAGTCCAAGGTCATACAGGCATTAAGACACCAGTTCAGCATAAGAACTCAGAGTTCCTTCTTATGGCTATGCACCAGTTAGTTTCAGGTCCACTTGGTAAATCAGGTAAACTTGTAGCTATCAATGAGTTCATGGAAGAGAATGGAATTGATGTAGTTCAATTTGAATCAACTACTAAGGTTGGGAAACAAGGTGTAATTGATTTGAACAGTGTCAATACTAAGGAAGATGTCAAGGCTGTTCTTAAGAATGCCACTACTCAGAATGGTGTTGAGAACCCTAATGTGGTTCATAAAGTAAGCTATGAAGACTATGGTATTCAGACTGCAACTCCAGAACATGCTATTGATGCAGTTCAGTTAGTTGGTACTCAGATTAGAAAGCTGATTACAGCAGATATTAGTCCAGATGTTAAGATTGATGTGAATGGCAGAGAGATGTCTAAGCAGGAATGGTTAGATATGTACAATGCTATTAACACTGAGAATATCATTCAGGCTTTTGCTGATGTAAATGAAATCTTCAAAGATGCCAGACAGGTTGAGAAGATTCTTCTTGAGGAATTGAGAGGTAATCAAAGATATGGAATTGATATGATTAGAGCCTGTACTCTTAATGAGAAAGGACAATTCAATATTCCATTATTTGACCCTGTACAATCCCAAAGAGTACAGACATTGCTGAATAGTATTATCAAGAGTAGGATTACTAAGCAGAAGATTAGAGGAGGAGCACTTATTCAGGTCTCTGACTATGGTCTTACTGATGAATTGAAGATTGTTTTTGAAGGTGAAGGAGAGAACAAGAGAATTAAATATCTCGAAGTTTATATGCCAGCATATAGTAGGAAGTTCTATGAACCTCTTATGAAGGCAGGTTCTCATGAACTGGATATAAATAAGTTACCAGACAGCTTGAGAAAGTTGATTGGTTATAGAGTTCCAACAGAGGACAAATACTCAATGGCTCCTCTTTATATTAAAGGTTTCTTACCTCAGCAGAATGGTTCTGCAATTATGCTCCCAGCAGAGATTACTACCCTAAGTGGTTCTGACTTTGATGTGGATAAATTGTATATTATGCTGCCTGAGTTCGAGATAACTCCTAAGTATAATAGAAGACAGTTTGTTGATGATTTGGTTGCTCAATTGACACAAGGAAAAGCTGTATCTCCTGAAATGTTGAAGGAGTATAGACAGAGTGTAAACAGAGCCATAGATGATGGTAGGAAAGCTCCTAAGGATAGTCAGGAATACAATCTCTGGAAGACCTATAAAGCTAACAGAGAGAAGTATAGAGTAGCTTCTGAGGATAAGATTGAGAAGATTGAATATGACTTTAGCAAGTCTCCACAAGAGAATAGTCTTGAAGCCAGAAACAATCTATTGATTGATATGATGTGGGGTGTTCTGACTAATGCTGATACTGCTTCAAAGATGCTTAACCCTGGTGGTTTTGATTATCAGAAGAAGTCTGCAAGAATAATTAACATTCTACAATCCAGTAGAGAGTCTGAACTAAGAAAGGAACTGAATATTCCTGAGAATCAAAGTACTCTTAACAAGTTAAGCAGTATGGATTTGGAACAACTTGACAAATTGGCAGAGAAGTTCAAGAAGAAACTTGACCCTCTTAACCCAAGAACTCAGGTTCAACTTCATCAGCAGAATATGACTGGTGCAGCATTGATTGGTATTTATGCCAACCATAATGCAAACCATGCTTTGATGCAACATACTGAATTAGGTCTTGACACTGAGAATGGTTCTTTCTTACTTAATGGTAAGAGACTGACTTCTCTTCATGGTCTGATGAATGACAATAAGGAGTATATCTCAAGGAATAATGCAGGTTTCCTTGCTGCATCTGTGGATAATGTGAAAGACCCTGTGCTTGCTTCATTGAATCAGAATACATTCACTGCTGATGCCTCAATGCTTTTAAGTAGGCTTGGTTATAATCCTATTGAGATTGGTTTGATTATGTCACAACCAATTGTAATGGATATTACTAATACCTATTTCAGAGAGAGTAGAGAAGGCAAAGGAAAGGACACAATCATTGATGAAGTCATTGAGAACTACAAGAAAAGGGCTGCAATGATGGAAGATGTAACCTATGACAATTATAAATCTAATAAGTTCATGGCAGATGAATTGGCAGACAATATCATTCTTCAGAAGGAAGTAGAGGAATTGAGTGATAGGACACAGACATCTGACTACAGAAAGGTTGAGTTCTATAAGAAGCAGGTGGCTGCTGGTTATTTATTTAAGAGAATAATGAGCACAGCAGATGCTTTAGGACAGTTGGTTCAAGCTACAAGAGCAGATACTCAAGGTGGTGCAGCAGGTCCTACTATTGCAGACACACAGATTAAGATACAGAAGGTTGATGATTTCCTGACTAATGTGGTTTTAAATGAAAACTCCCCTTTAACTGGTGCAGATGTTATTATGCCTTTCAGTATGAAAGGTATGGATATTGACCAGATAAGAGAGAGGTTATTAAGTTCCCCATTACCCTATTTACAAGCATTCTTTAGCCTTGGTATTGACCAAACACAAGAAATGTTCAGTAGATATTTCCCTCAGTTCACTTCTTCATTCAGAGAAGTAATTGATGGTAAGGAAGGGTTGAGAGGCTTAAGACAACACACTAAGACAGGCAAGTTAAATGCAAAGACACTCAATAACATCTACAATGATTTGTTAGCTTATATTATGTCCAAGACATCATTCTTTGGGCAAGAAGCTAACCTCAGAGCAGATGATAAGGTTACAACAGCCAGTGATAAGAGAAGGGATTTCATCAATAATTTCCCTGATTATTTCAACAGAACATTGAGTGAACATCCTGAAATAGCTGAACTTGAGTTTGTTAAGAGATTAAGAGTAATAAGGGCTAACCAAAACAATCCTGTAGATACAGTAGTATTTAAGAATGTTGGTCAGTTAAGTCCTACTCTGAGAGAAAGATACATGAGAGACTGGCAATCATTGTTATATATGGGACCAGAAGCTCAGGCTTTAGCTCTTAATCTATTCAGATACAGTTATTACAGAAATGGGTTTGCATTTGGACCTTCTACTTTCATTCATTTAGCACCAACTGCTATAAGGCAATCTGTTCCAGAGTATATTGATACACTGAGAGGGTTGTTGGAGAGTGAGGATGATTATAGTCAATTTATTGACCAGTATATCTACAATCACTTGGATAACAGACAGTTGGTTCCTGAGGTTCCCACAGAGGCTTCTACTTCTTTCACTAATGAACAAGGTGATGCTTTGGATATGGTTAAAATAACCATTGATACTGAATCTAACAGTAGTGATAAGAAGATAATAAGGAAGAGAGAGGGGATAGGAGAGGAAACAACCTATGACTTCTTTAATTACATAGCAAGAAGATATAAGGGAGGTACAATATATTACAGGCTTACACAAGCTGATAATGTACAACCTAATGTAGCTGTGTATGAAAGGATAGACCCACTTGGATTCAAGAACAGTTTCATTGAGTATGAATATGGTAAGGATGTTACTGAAATGAAGTCAGTAATTGATAAGAATGACAGGGATTATACTCCTAATGTAAATCAGGATATAACAGCCTATCAGGAAGCTGATATTGATTATGACTCCATGCCAGAATATCTTAACTATGATTTCTCAAGCCTGACTCAAGATATTGCAAGTGAGGCTTTCAGTCAGGTGTATGGTTCTCCACTTGAAGTGAATGAAGGGAAAGCAGATGATATTAATTCTATCAATCCAAATACTGAGTATGAGGATGCAAACAATGATAAAATCTGTGGTGCAAATACATTATATGAATTATAGATATGGCTAAGAAATGTGCAATAATTCCTCAAGTGAGGAACAGTAAAAATGAGGTAGTAAGCAGCAGGTTATTTAAAGACCTGCTGGCTTATGCCCCTAATAGACAGGAGGCAACAAGAATATACCTCATTACAAAGAGTAGTGACTTTATTACTAATTGGAATCCAAGGTTACAGATGGATGAAAATGGTGAACCTACTCTAAGCAGTCTCTTGAAGAAAACTAATCTAAGAAGTATTATTGATGAGCAGAAGATTCTAAAGAACCTTAATGAAGAGATTGGTCATTACCATAAGACAGGTAGAGCTAAGTTATATCTGAACAATGATGAAAACTATAGAATGTTAGTCCAAAAGGCTATTCAATTCAACACTCAGTCAGAGTTTAGAGAAGACTATGTTGCATCTGTTGAAAAGGTGTGGGACAATGAAAGTAATAGGGTTTATATCAGTCCTTTTGTCAGAGTAAGAAACAAGATGAACAGTCTTGAAGCTAACAATATGCAGTATAATTACACTCTTAATAATAGATTGAGAGAGATATTAGCTGCTAATGGTATTGGGATAGGTGCTCTTACAGACTTGGAACAGAGAAGAGGAGTGGCAGGAGTAACAGACTTTAGTCAAGCCAGAGATGCTGCAACAGGTATAATTGAATTGATTAGACTTGCTGATGGTATTAAAGGTGAGAGAGCATTACCAGAAGAGTTTGCTCACTTTGCTATTGAGGCAATGGGTGATAATCCTCTTATCAATAGACTGGTTAATCACTTGGCTAACAATAGTTTAGTAGGCGAGATATTAGGTGATGATTACAACACTTATGATAGCCTGTATAAAGGTGATGAATCAAAGTTAGCCAGAGAAGCTGCTGGTAAATTACTTGCTAAACACTTACTACAGTCTGAACCCATCCCTTCTTCATCTTATAAATCCCTTCTGGAGAGGTTTATTAATGCTGTAAAAAATTTCTTTAGAGGATTAGGGGCTTCACAGTTCCAAAAAGCAATGCTTGAAGCAGAAAGTAGCTTTAGCAAGCTGGCTGGTGATATTCTTACTGGACAGATGGATGAAGCTATCAGTGTTGAGAACATAGCTACTTCTGAGGCATTCTATTCTACTACTGAAAGAGTAGATAGAGATAAAACTCTCTTGAAGAAGATTATAGATAATGAGTTGAAGAGGCTTAAGATTTATGAAAAGAGAAATCCTAACAGTCAGTTTAGTGCCAACCAGAGGTTATTAATAGACAGGTTAGAGCTTGAATTAGCTGATAATAGTGAGATTGAAGGTATCTATATGTTCCTTGATAATGCACTTGAAGAGTTAAGAAAAGTAAGTAGTAGGCTTGAGGTGCTGAGAAATACTCCTGCAACCAATCTTAATGAAAGGGCTGGAGTACTCAGGGACATCAGGAACTATATGTACAGTTATAAGAGGATAGCTGATTCAGTAAGGGAGGCTCTAAGAGAGGAAGAGAAGTCCACAGACAATAGATATGGTCAAAGGGTAAGGGTTGCATTAGATAATGTCACTACAATGCTTAATGACCTTGCAGTGGACTATAATACAATCTCTATGCCTTTATTTGTTGATTTCATCAAGCCTTTTGTAGGGGATAACCTTGTGGTTCCTTTTGGAAAGTACAAAGGAAAGACTCTAAATGCAGAGGAGTTGGTTAAAGTAGCTGATGAGGATATTTCTTTCTTTGACAGATGGCTGGATAGTATGGCAGATAGTTCTGATTATATGTTGAAGATTATGGACCAAGCTGTTAAAAAGAGCAAGGAACAAGCCAGATTGAAGACTATTGATATTCAGAAGGAACTACAAGCTGCCACTATTAAACTTGAACAGGCTGGTGTGAAAGACACTGAGTGGATGTTTGAGAGAGATAGTAAAGGTAATCTGAGTGGTAATTATATCAGTGAGATAAACCATGCTTTATTCAGGGAGAGAATGAGGACTATGTTCCAAAGTCTTAATGAAAAGTATGGCAGAAATCCTGTAGGAGAGAATGCTGATAAATACAATGAAGAGAGACAGAACTGGTTCAATGCCAATATGGAGACTGTAGATGGAGTTAGACAACCTAAGAAATCCATTTATGAAAGTATGGAGTTCAGAAGGCTTAATAAAGCTCAGAGGGATTATTATACTACTGTAATGGATATTAAAGCTAAACTTGATGCTCTTCTTCCTGATAAATATACCAAGCTGAATAGTGCTGTAAAGATTAGGAAAGACTTGGTTGAGAGGGTTAAAAGCTCTGAAAGTGTGAAGTCTGGTGCTCAACAGGTTTGGGAAAGTATCAAGGATAATTTCATTAGGAGAACTGATGATACAGACTTTGGAGACAAGGCAACTGTAAAAGACTTTGAGGATAGAGAGGTACAAATGTTACCTATCTACTTTACAAAGCTCAAGAAGGGAGAAAGTGCTAATGACTTATCTACTGATATAGTAGGTACTATGACTGCTTATGCAGCAATGGCTAATGACTTTGATGAAATGAATAAGGTCATTGATGTTCTTGAAGTTGGTAGAGATATGCTAAGAGAAAGACAAGTCACTCAAACAGAAGGTGGTAAACCTATGGTTGAGAAATTTAAGGCAGTAGGTAGAAAGGTTGAGAGTAAATTAACTAAGACAGGAGACAAGTCAAGATTTATGGAAAGATTGAATGACTTCTTTGAAATGCAGGTATATGGAAGATACATGGCAGATGAAGGAACATTTGGTAAGACTAATATTGACAAGGGAAAGGTAGCTAACTTTATTAATAGAATGACTTCTATGAATAACTTGGCATTGAATGTCCTTTCAGGTATTTCCAATGTGGCTACTGGTAAGGTGATGATGAGAATTGAGTCTTTCTCAGGAGAGTTTTTCAATGAAAAGAATACCCTAAGAGCTGATAGAACTTATGGTAAGGAATTACCATCATTCTTAGCTCAATTAGGTGACAGGGTAAAGACCAATAAGTTAGCTTTATGGGATGAACTATTCAATGTAATGCAGGAATATGAACAGGATACAAGAGAAGTCAACTTTGACAGGAAGACTTGGTTTAGTAGAATGTTTGGTACATCTGCTTTATTCTTCATGAATAATGCTGGTGAACACTGGATGCAGAATAGAACATCATTAGCTCTGGCTGATGCTTATAAAATGAAGGCTCCTAATGGTAAGTTAGTAAGTCTGTGGGATGCTTTTGAGGTTGTACCATTAGATAGTAGTAATAAGAAATTAGGTGCTAAATTACAGCTAAAACAGGGTTATACTAAGGCTGATGGCTCAGCTTTTACTCAAGAAGATATAATCAAGTTCAGTAGAAAGAGTGCAGCTATTAATCAAAGAATGCATGGTATTTACAATAAAGCTGATAGAAGTGCAGTACAAAGGTTGGCTATTGGTAGATTGGGTATGATGTTCAGGAAATGGATAAAACCCTCGCTCAATAGGAGGTTTAAATCAGCCACATATAACTATGACCTTGAAGCATGGACAGAAGGTTATTACCTTACTACTGGAAGGTTCATGAATGTTCTATTCCAAGACCTTAGAAAAGCTCAATTTGATATTGCAAGTAAGTGGAATGAAATGACTCCTACAGAACAGGCAAATGTAAAGAGAGCATTAACTGAGGTAGCACACTTCCTTGCAGTAGCAGCAGCTATTGGATTGATAGAATGGAGTGATGATAGGGACAGACCTTGGTTAGTCAAGATGATTGAGTATCAGTTGAGAAGGTTATACACTGAATTAGGTGCTCTTACTCCTACTCCAGAAATGGTTGGTGAAGGTTTGAGAATATTAAAGTCTCCTGCTGCTGGTGTAAATACAGTAGAAAAGACTCTTAATCTAATCAATCTGATGAATCCAATGAACTATGAAACATTCAATGGAGAAGATGCTATACTTAAGTCTGGACCTTATAAAGATAAATCTAAAGCTCAACAGAGCTTACTTAAGTCTCCTCTTGCTCCTATGTATAACACAGTTATGAGAGGTATTTATATTGAAGACCAAATACCATTTTTTAAACAATAATAATTAAAAAAAGTTATGAGTGATTTTAAAACAAGATTAGTAGAAGAACAAGTTCAACTTGAAGATAAATTAAGTAAGTTGAAAAGTTTTATTGAGAGTGACAAGTTTGAGAGTATTGATGATGCTCAAAGAGCTTTATTAAAAGTGCAAGCTAATGCAATGAGTACTTATAATCAATGTCTGAAGGAAAGACTGGAAAGGTTGTAAACAATAAAGGGGAAGTAAATTAATACTTCCCCTTTTTATTTACACCTTAATAAAAAATTTAAACCTCATGTTTGAAGCTATGAACATCTGATAGCTTGCTCTCTTTCCTCTTGTGAGATAGAGTTCCACATTTCTTCTGTCCAACCTTTCTTTTCAAGTGCTTCCCTTGTCTCAGTCTCAATACTACTGAAATCCATTGAGGATTGTGTACCCTCCTGATTTCTCATCTCTTGAAGAGATGGTACTTTATAGGTTATGTTAGAGTAATGTCCCTCATTAATATTTCTGTAATATTCAGTAAGAGAAGGTCTTAGACTGTTCCAGTTAGTGACTTTAGCAAACAATTCCTTGAAGAAATTGATTATCTTAGTACCTAAAGATTGAGTGTCTTGAGACATCACATATTCCCTGAAACCTTCTGCCATAGCTTCTTCAAGTTGTGAGTTACTTAAGTCTCCATAAGTTCTCTTAGCTTCTTGAAGTAATTCATCCCTAAGTGTAGGTTCTGTGAGTAAGTGGAATACTGCATGAAATGCCTCATGATATGTAGTTCCCTCAGCAGCTATATCACTTAAAGTAATGATACCATCACTAAACTGACCCCATGCTAATGCACCAGTCTTGGCTACTCTGATAAGACCATTAGTAACTACAACCCTCTCACTCTCACTTAATTGAGGTAGAACCTTATTTAACCAAGCTAACTCCTTATCTTTATCCCATATAGGTCTTGATAAATCATCAACCTGTCTTAATTCAAACTCTACATCAAACTCTTCATCAGTCTGATTAATAGTCTGTTCTTTAGCAACAGTTGAAGCTGCACTATTAGATTCTCCCTGATTAATAGTAGCAGGAATAATAGGCTTCTCAATCTTAACTGGTTCAGAAGAAGGAGTGTAAAGTATAGTACTTTCCTGAGACATATCTACAACTCTCTGAGGATTACCTTCCAGTATCTTCTTTATATTGTTCTTAGCCTCAGCCTCACTATATGACAGTACAGCATTCTTTACTAAAGCAATAGTATTACCATTAGGAAATACTGCATAGAAATCATTAGATGCAACATGTGCAGGTTGATTTCCAAACCCTTTAGTAATATTAGGAACCTTAGTCATATATACCTCAACTCCATTCACCTTTCCAATAGGACTTAGATAACCTGTATGCAACTTTCCATCTCTCAAGAAGTAACCTACTTTACTATCTGACATACTATAGTCTGGCAGAACATTGTTTATAGGTTCTCTTGTTTCAAATGTACTGTTGAATATAGGTAAGCTACTATTAGTATTACTCACTTCTGGAGTAGCTATACTACCAACTAAAGGAACATTCACAGATGAATCATAGTTAAGAAGAATTCCCTTCTCCTTAGTTACTCTACTAACATTATCCTTATTGTACTCAAGTACAAAAGGTAATATAGCTAAAGTAGTGATAGGAGTATGATATTGAGACTCAAATAAGTTCTTGTAAGCACTTAGTTGCTTAGTGTAATACTGCTCCTGACTCATTGTTTGGGTGTTAGATTTATTCTTGAAATAATTAACCTTTCTACCATTCCTATCAACAAAGTCATAGAAGCTATATCTACTTGTCTTAACATCATATATCTTGAAGTTCCCATTAGCATCTACAGAGAGAATATCAACCTCACCAGCTACCCTGTTTCCATTCTCATACTTATTGAAAAGTACTATATTATTAGTAAGGAATGTTTCACCCCTTGCTTCAATATTACTCTTAATTTCAGTAAGAGAAGTAACCAAATCATTGAATGCCTGTTCAGACATATTGCTTGGTTTAACTGGCATTTCACTTGATGTGAAGAAGTTTCTGATTACACTATCTACAGAAGTACCTGCTTCTAATGCTCTTTGTGAATTAGTTCCAGACATCTTATCTCTTACTATATTCACGATAGTATCTCTACTTCTTGCATCTATCTTACCCTCAAATGCTGTAAGGTCTACACCATAATGGTTACTTAAGTTCTTAAGATAGTTATTGAACTGTGTTATATTATCTGCATTCTTTGAGAGATTAACTCTTAAATCCTGTAGAGCTTTAGTCTGTTTAGGAGACTCAATCCAATTACTTCCTAATACTGAATGTACCCTCTTATATTCATGGTATTCACCATCATCCTCAAGTATATAATAGAACTCACCATCAGTTCTTGTCTTATCAACCTTAGACTGGTTCTCTGCAATCTGGTCTATAACTTTCTTAGAGTCAGCTACAGTCTTCTTTCTATCAGCTAATTTCTGTTTGAATTTATCTGATGCAGCACCAGTCACATACTGACCTGTATTTCTGTTCAGAACCTTACCATTAGGAAGAAGGGTGATACCCCCCATCATCATAGAACCATTCTGAGCATCTCCATAATTTTCTTGTATATAAGCCATATCAAGAATAGACTCTGGGAAAGAGTTAAGAGTTCTGCCATTATTATCTCTTACAGTATTTGAAGTCAAATCTACATGATATGTAGTATTATCAAATGAAACTGTAGTTCCTGCAATAGCTCCCTCTGTACCTCCTACAGGAGTTTGTATCTTTCTACCTTCCTCAGCCTTAACTGATGCAGGGTTTAGAGCTTGCTGTAAGTTACCTTGTATATCAAAGTAATCTGTTGTAAACCAGTTACTTTTTACACTGGCATCTATTATATTGGATGTCATTACTCCAGAAGAGAGTAACATGTTATTGTAGCCTCCCTTATTAAGCATACCTAAATTCACCTGTAATGGAAGATTGAATGCCATTAAAATGTTTTGTATTTCATTGGCTACTTCCTGTGAATCTCTTGTATCAGGTTGAGTTTTAACACCCTCTCCACCTAATTCATAGAGAACATTAGGGTCCCATCTTTCAGTTAAGAATACAGTTCTTGCATCTTCTCTTCTGACTCTCTTACCATCTATTTCATCATAGATTTCATTCTTATTTGCATCTCTCTGAACCTTAGTAAACCTGATACCATTACCATTCTTACCTTGTACATAGTCAATATGAACATCACCAATATATAGACTTCTTGCCAAATCTTTTACTGCATTATTAACATCTTCCTCTGTAAAAGCATTAGCTAAAGCATCAATACTCTTCTTTATATTCTTGTATAAAGGAGTGGAGTTAACAGTAACATCTTCTGGGTTATATTCACTTTCATTGAAGTGCTTAACCCTTACAGCAGCAGGACTATATTTACCAGCAGCATTAGGAATAAGGATATACATCCTACCTTCCTTTTGGCTCATATCCATTGGCTTGATGATTAAATCATCACTAATTCTACCATTAGTGGATAGGATACCATTCTTTACAATACCAAAGATAGAACTTGCACTTACATTAGGTATTTCTCCCATGTTTCTTTCTTCTGTACCATAAGGTATTCTACCAACCATTATCTGAGATACTCTTGTAGTAGGAGTAGCTATAAACTTCTTATCCTTTCCAGTCTGATTGAATTCTTCTTTTACTCTTTCAATAAGACCTGATAAACCTTCATATCTATCTACTACATACTGACTTTCATCTAATGAACCAACTATTTGGTTATTTCTCTTATCTACAATAAAGATTGTATGGTCATTAAACTCAGGGTCAATCATAAAACCAAGTTCATCACCTGCCTTTAGATTACCTTCATTTACATAACTGAAAGCTCTATTATCTCTAAGATAGTTATAAAGTTCATCAAAGTTTAAGTTCTCTTTCTCAGCAACTACTACATTGAAAGGTCTGAAATCTCCATCCTTACTTGCATTGATATGTAATTCAGGAATAGTAGGTCTATAATACTGCCTCTTACCCTTTGCATCCCTATCTAATGATTGAGGAGTAGGAGCATTTTCATTGGCTTTCTTATTTTCCTCAGCTACCATTTGAGGAGTAATGTTACCTACAGGAGGTTCATAAGTATCAACTGGTCCAGCATTAACTGGTGGAACTGTAGGTGTACCACTATCTCCAGTTGTGTCTTTTGATGTAGTACCTCTTGTACCATCTGTTTTCTCAACTGGCTTTAGATATTCAACAGGGAATCTTGCTTTGAATCTCTGGTCATTATTAACCTCACTCATTGCAGATAGAAGTCCATATTGAGCCTCAGCAAAATTCATCATATTCAAATCATCTGGCAGATTTTCATCATACAGACTTTCTGGATTATTAATGAATACTGAGTTAGGATTAGCCATTTCCTCAAGATTGTTTGCATTTTCATGTTGAGTCCTAAGTAGTTCTTGTGCATTAGCTTTAGCTTCAGGAGAGATAGGTTGTCTATCTATTGCCCTGCTTACTTCACTATTATACATCTGAACTTCCTTATAGTCCTTAGCCATCTTATTACCTTCATTCTCAAGTTCATCAAGAATTTGAAGTCTTTTAGATGAATCAGGCTCATTATTCAATGCTTCTCTAAACTCATTAAGGTTAGTGGCAGCTAATGCTGCATCCTTAGTCTTAGCTATTTCCTGTCTTTCATTTTCTCTTATAATATTCTCTCTTTGTCTCTCTTGTTTTTGTGCAAGAGCTTGAGGGTTTCTAAGATAAGTATCATACTTGTCAATGAAATCAAGTCTTCTTTCAGCTATCTTATGAAGGTCATTAACCTCATCAATTATATCCTGTTTATTAGGGTCAGTCTGTAATGTCTTATCTAATAAAGAGATATAAGATTGAGCTTCCTTTGAATCAGCAAGTTCATTAATTAGTCTTACAGGAGAATAGTTCAATAAATCTGATAATCTATTAATCTTATTCTCATCACTGTCACTAATAAACTCTCTATCCATAGAGGCATCAAGCACTCCTTGAAGTCTGTCCTTTATATCTTCATGTACTGACTTAAACCTGTTTTCAAGGTTATCAATGTTTGAGAAGTAATAAGTCATTTCTTCAAGACCATCTTCATCAAAGTAATCACCAATCTTAACTTGTAAGTCCTGACTAATCTTTCTGTAATTATCTACAGCTTCCTTAGTCTCTTGAGTTTGCTTTTGAATCTGTTCAATTACTTCTGCATCAGTCATATTATCATATACTGATGTACCAGTTTCCTGATTAGTAGTAAGTTGTCTTATTTGTTCAACATCTTCTGGTTTAATACTTCCAGCCTCCTCAATTATATCATATAGGTCATTGATTCTTCCTGCCTTATCAAACATGATAACATCACTAATAAGCTGGTTGTGTTCAGCATTCTTAAACTCAAAGTTATCATTGTTATCAGCAGCTTCATCCATTTGTTTTTGGTAAGCATTATGCCTGATAGCTGATTGATAGTAGTTAAGGAACTCAGGTGATTGTACTCTATTATTCAGTTGGGTTACAATAGCATCATCTTTCTCACTTCTTTCTCTTATCTCTTGTATATCTTCCTTAATACCTCCTTGAAGATATACTGGAGATTGGAAACCACCTTCACTATTCTTTGCACTTCTAAAGCCCGGAATACCAACTAAACCAGTTAAACCACCAATGAAGCCTTCTTCCCATCCTTCAACAGTGCCATAAGTTTGTTGAATAGCTTTTGCAGTAGCTTGTAGCCAGTCAATAGTTTCACTTTCTGCATCTGGGTCTATCTTGGCTCCATAGAAGTCATTAAGTTCAGAAGCATATTTATATCCTGCAACTTTACCTGCAACAGCCTGTCCCATTTCTTCATAAGGACCTTCTGCAACACCCTTACTTGCAATCTTCAAAGCATTTCTAAGTACAGAAGGTTTAGCTGCACTATAACTTACAGTACCATCCTCTGCAACTGTCTTTAGTATCTGACTACCTCTCTTAGCTGTATTATACCCACCTGCATAGAACTTACCAAACTGCCAAGCATCTGATACAGTAAGTAGTGGAATATTTAGAGCAAAGTCTATATTACCCATCTTAGCCCTATCTTCTGATAGTTTCTGTAGCCCACCTTTGTAATCAAACTTAGCATCTACTCTTGCCTGTAACATAGCTTGTCCTTCTGGAGTGAGAACTTGCTCAAAAGTATTTCCATCAGGGGAAATCTGATATTGTGCAAATTGAGGAAACTCTCTAAGCATAGCTTCTTGCTCTTGTGCTGCTACTTTAGCTTGTGCATCATCAAGTTGTTGCTTATGAAGCTCAAACCAGTCTTTACTATTCTGTATAGCCTCAATCCTTGCTTCACCTAATGCACCTGAGAAAGCACCAGTAAGTTTAAGAGTAGGCTCAGCCATCTTAAGTTTCTTAGCATCCCTTGCCAATTCATCAGTAAGCCTTACACCATCAAGGAATAAATCTCCTTCTCTGTAAGCCTGTAAAGCTGCATTAGGATTAAGAGCTTCACCTGAGGCTGTAACTGCACCTTTGAATGCTTGCCTTGCTTTATTAAGACCAAGTAATCTTGAGGTTGCACCAGCACTAATCTTACCAGAGTAAGCAGCACCAACAGCAAAACCTAAATTCTTAAGGAATTTATCCCCAATAAAGTTAGCTGAGAATATATTCTCATACCAAGGGTCATTCTGCTCTGCATCAGTATAGTAATTAGGTAGAGCTGATTCTGACCATTCATTCACTTGCTGCATTGCATTTGAGAAGGGATTATCCCAAAAGCCTGAGAATGTTCCTGTAGCTGCTGCATTACCTAAACCTACTATAGTACCAATGATACCATCAGCAAAGGTAGTACCTGCAAGAACAGCTCCCTTAGCTAAACCAGCTCCTATTTGAGCATACCAAGGTTGCAATTCACCTCTTGTATTAGCCAAGTTGTCCAATTGGGTCATAGATGTAATACCTTCATCATACATACTATCACCTACTCCAACAAAGCCTGCCTCTTGAGGCACAGCTCTTTGTAAGGCACTATTAGAGACTTGCTTATAATCCTCTATATTATCAATATGAGGAACATCTCTAAGAAGTCCTTCTTGCTTTAGTGCATCTATACTTTTAAGTCCCCTTAACCCACCTACTCCTTGTGTAGATGGGTCTTGGATTTGTTGATTATTTGCCATATTCTTCTACTCTAATTTAGAATCTGTATTACTTTGTCTCTTAGCAAGTGTATTGAACTTACCATAGATATAATTCATCATTGTATTGATGTATCTTTGAGCTTCTACATCATAGCCATTCTCAAGAAGTACATTAATATTATTCATATATCCTGCCACACTTCTATCTGCATCATCTATTAGCTCAGGGTCAATAACTGCTGATTTAGTCTTACCATCCTTAGTAGCATTGATTATAAGTCCTACCTCTGGGTCATAACTTATATCATTGTCACCAGTGAAGTAATCTGAGATATTCTTTAACTTAATAGGGTCTCCCTTCCTATTATCATCAAGTTCATAAAGACCAGTTGATTCTGTAGCTGCACCTAAGGTTCTTGCATTCTCCTTTATAACTTGAGAAATTAAGTCACTCTGAGTTATATTAGGTTTATATATAAAGTCTCTTACAGCACTGCTTCTAATATCAGCTTGTAACTTCTGTTCAAGTTGGTCCATATTACCATCCTTCATATCATACTTCTTGATTATCTGTTGAAGTCTTTCTGCATGAGGTTTAACCTTATATATTCCACCACCAACATTCACACCATACTGAGTTGGATAACCCGGATTAATTCTCTCAACTTCTTCATTAATCATAGAAGGATTAGCTCTTAACTGTTGTATGAACTGTAGGTCATTATTAAGTTCAGTAGTCTTCTTGCCCCCATCTACTTTAGTTTTAGGTACTGACCTAAATACAGCAGAGGGAGTTCCTTCTGTCTTACCTTTCCTTGCAGCAGCTAACCTTTCCTGCATTGCATAATCATAAGCCTTATTAGAAAGGGTTTGATATTGAGTTTCACCTACTGCATTCCACAAGCCTTGTCTTGCATAATCATAAGCTCTATTGAGAATATTCTCATCACCCCAGCTTCTGATACCAGAACTTCCTACTGCATCTTCCACAATACCTTGAAGTATAGGAGAAGCCTCAGGATTATTCTGTACAGCCTGCATAATTTCCTCAGGTCTGAATCCCTTCTGCATGATGGTTTCATAATATTGATTACCTAAGATTGTTCTCCACTTTCTTGGGTTTTCTCTTACTTCCTTAGCTAAATTCTGTGCAGCAGTACCTACCTGTTTGGATAATAGTGCTCCAGAATAGGATTGTGGTGATAAGGCTGGATTAGCTATAAGTTCATCTAAGGAAAGTGTAGAAGCAGGTCTATCAAATAATAGTGTACTATCCTGAGCCTGTAATTTCCTTTGTTCATCTATCAACTCCTGTCTTCTCTTATAAGCCTGTTCTATAGGAACAATCTCAGAAGAGTATCTTCTTTTCATATCAATCAATCCTTGCCTACTTGCAGGAGTAAGACCTTGTTTAGCTAATGACTCAGCTTGTGCAGCCAAGTCATTAGAATATTGTTTGTATATTGCATAAGCCTGTGGGTCTGTCTGTTCATTAGCCATTCTCTCAAAGACATCTGCTTTAGTCCCTAATTCACCCATACCCTCTTGAATAGTATTGTATTCTTGAGTATATGCTTGAAGTGGTTGAAGCATTTCCTGATAAGAGAATGGTCTGAACTTAGCACCACTTACAAAACTAAAATTAGCCATAAGTCAATCCTTTCTTCTTTTTAGTTCTTACTTTACCACCTTTAGCTTTCTTAGTTCCTCCAGTGTATTCTCCTCTGGTATTCATCTTAAGAACACCTGATTTAGCTAATGTATCAAGCCAGTTAGCTTGTTCATTTTCCCATCCCATATCACCTAATCCTTGTAAGAAATTAGTTATATTAGCACTTCTTCTTGCAGCATCTTGGTCTTTAATAGCCTGTCTCATCTGAGCAGCAGTTGTAGCCTGCCCTAATCTTGCTCTCTTAGCTGCATTTCTTGATTCTGCATTAAACATTGAAGCCTTAAGTCCAGTCTCAGTATTAAACATGTTAGTACCTCTATTGAATGCCTCAACTCTCTCTCTCAACTGTTGATTATATTCTTCTGCTTGTCTTGCTAAATTACCCATGTTTTGACCATAGTTATAATCAGCAGCAAGTATTCCAGCCTGTGCATTAAGCCTGTTACCACCTGAGGTATTCATCAATCCTCTTCTTGTAGCAGCAGCCTGTTGATTCATCTTATTGATATAGAAGTCTCTGTCTAAAGGTCTATAAGACAGATAGTTTCCAATAGGAGCATACCCTGCTGCCTCAGCACCTAAGCCTACTCCACCTATCATATCAGCACTACCATAGTCTGGTCTACTGAATAAATCTGATAGACTTGCTAAACCTGAGCCTATAATTGGTGCATATCTTGTCCATGTCTGCCTCTTTCTACCTCTTTCTTCATTATCTAAAGATTTCATATAGTCTCTTCTATTCTTTTCAAAATTATTCAGTTCTTCCTTAGTCATAGGAGCATTACCAAAAGTTGTCCCATAAGCAGTAAATCCCCCAATCTCATTAGGCAATTCAGAATTTTCCAAATAAGGATTAGTAAATATTGGAGCAGGATTTATAGGACCTCCTTTATCAAATCTGTTGGATTTAATATTTCTTATCCTCTTCCTATTTCTCACTTCTTCTTGAGCCTCAGCTATTCTTTCCATAGCAGCTTGTAATCCTTTAGTACTTAGAGGGTCATTAGGTCTTTCTTCACTTTCTCTTTGTGCAGATTTAGCAGCCTTAGCAAAGGTTTTACCTCTTAACTTGTATTCCTTTCTTATATCATCAGGTATCTTTATTCTATCAGAGAATACATAATCATCATAAACTACTTCACCTTGCTCAACTAAGTTAGGAGCACCTTCTGGGTCAACTCCTATCTGTATTCCTTGATAAGGATTTTCTTCATGAGAACCTCCTTCATCAATAAATGTAACTCCATTAGTAAAGTCTCCTCCTTGTGTATTTAACCATCCTCCAAAAGCATTCCAATTCCTTGCATTCTGTACAAAAGTAGCTCTCTTTCTTGTAGTAGGATTAGAGCTGTTCTTTCCTCTTCTAATACATGCTTCTGTTACTTTACCTCCACAGTACTCAGTAAACTTGCCTCTGTTTTTCTTCTTGATATGAATACCTCCACCTTCTGCAAAAGCATTATATGTATTCATCTCTGGTAATGTTTGAAATGAGTTAGGAAGAGAGGTCAATCTTTGTTTAGCAATTGCACTCATCTCTTGATTATTTAAGTATCTATTATTAAACTCATAGCCTATTGCACCACTACCAAATTCAAGTGGACCACCATAAGCAGAGAAGTTTGATAGTACATTGAAATCATTCTGTGTATCAATGTTTGAAGCAGTATTAGCTAAAGATAGTGCTGCTCTCTGGTTAGCAGCTTTAATCCTTCTATTTAATTCTCTGGTCTTATTTTTAGCCTTATTACTGAACCATCCATCAGACCCTACTTGAGATTTACTTACATCTCCTATGTTTCTTAAAGAAGACCAATCAGACATCAACTGAGCATTTGTTGAAGCTCCTGACACATATCCTTCTTGATTCTTTATATTACCTTCAGTTTGATTTATAAAGTCTTCATTAAGGTTAGACCCAAACATACTATTGACAAGACCTCCAACTAATCCTACTCCTGCACCAACTAATCCCCCTACACCTGGTATATTACTGGCTAAAGAACCAACAGTTTGAAGTGCATTCCCAACACCAGTACTATATCCTTTTGGGTTCATTAAACCAGTTACTACAGAAGAAGCAGTATTAGCTATTCCACCTATTCCACTTGAACCTATACCAAGTTTCTCCAGTGCACCTCCAACACCTGAATCCATAAATTTGTTAGTAGCATTTTGGTTCCAGTCTGCAAATGTGCCTAATACACCTCCATTAGCATAAGAGTTGAAGTATTTATGTTTTCTCCTAATTCTTTTCTTAGCCATAATATAATTAATTTTATTGCAAATGTATAAAAAGGTATTGAATAAACAAAGCCTTTAATTAAAAAAGAAAGAGTCCACAAACTAAAATGTTTATGGACTCCTATTAATTATGCAAAATAGTGAATAATAGCATCATGAAACTCTGTTCTATATGTATTAGGAGTATTCATTCCTAACTTAATATAAGCCCAAGTGTTTCTTATCCTATCTCTATTATTTACTATTGCTCTTGGTATATTAGCCCTCCACACCCTGAACTTCTTCTTTAATGGGGAGGGATGTCCAAGTATATTAGTAAGAGGGGTAGTACCATGCTGGTATTCATTCCATACATCAAGAGTATCAAAGGTTTTGTTACTTATCAAGTTATCACCATCCCAACTATCAGCTCTGAACTCTACTGTATTGAATATCTTATCATTTGGTTCCTCAGCATTAGCCACAAAGGTAATACTGAATGGTTTATATTCACCAAAGAACATATTATAGTCTCCAGCAAATTGTTCCCACATCTTACCATTCTTGAAGGCATAGAAGTCACTACTTATATTGAACATAGCAGGGACTCCTTCATAACTCATGAATGAAGTAAACTGGTTAATCAACTCTGAATAACATAGACAGTGGTCCTTATAAGTAAAATATACATCATTATTATTCTTGTCATAGAATGACCTATAGTTGTTATAACCAACAGGTTCCCAGTCTACATGAACATTATGGGCACTAATCCACTGTCTAAATCCTAACTTATCAGATAGACTGACTATTTCTCCATTAAATAGATAGAATGAATTAGTCTCATTATCTATGAAGTATAGTCCAGAAGGAGATTCTGCAATAGACCACTTATTGGTGCAGCCTATAGTATTACTTATATATCTTTTACCACTTACCTTCAATCCATTAGTAATCTCAATTGGCAACCCATCAGAGGTTGGTATCTGAACTCTACTGTTGAATAAAATATTACTTAACCCCCTTCTCTGAAAACAGAATATCTCATTATTATAAGTGTTCAAGGAGGTTACTTCCCCTTTATCACCATCAAGGTCTAATGTTGTTGCAACATTAATTTTAGTCCAATTATCCACTTCATTACCAAGTATTTTTTCCTCAGTCCATGTAATACTATTAGGAAAATCATTAAGACTACTTATTTCATTCAAATATTGATAAGTGAAATAGTTATTACTCTGGGAATAAATTGGATTATAAAGATTGAATATAGAAGGAGTAATAGCTAAGTTGGTAACATTTCCTCTATTTCTATCATACCTACCATCTATATTGATATGAGTTTCACAATAAAATGATACCATTTCAACTACAGTATTCATATCCTCTAAGGTGAATGGATATGTCTTTAGACAATCATATCTTTGAAGATAGGTATCACCTTGAAGAAACTCTATTCTACCACTGTCATTAATATCAATTGGGTCTCCAGATACTATCCACCTGTTATTTAACAGAGCTTCTTCTGTTTTACCCCCAAATCTATTATCCTCATCTATAGTCTGAGTCAACTCTACAAGCCATAACCCTGAATATCCAGTACTAAAGGTACTGAATATAGCACTGCTATCTTTTGTATGGTCATGATTTGTATTACTATTAGGGATTATAACCCTATTACCATTTTGCTTGTTTAAAGCAAATACAGCATGTTTTCCAGACTTATATTTGATGCTTACAGGACTATTGGTATATCTTTCAGAATCTTTAAGATTGACAGTTCCTAATACTGGTATAGTAATTTTATCAACAAAAGTGGTATTTTCAGACTCACCATTATATAATTGATTTATAGTTTTTATATTTTCATAACTATTAGTAACAACACCAATATCTGAACCTACACCTTCTGTTTTAGAACCAGGAGGTATTACTTTATCAACATTACCATAGTATAACAGAGACTCATCATTCCTAACTATTGAAGTAGCTGTAACTTCGTTAGAATCTACTATCTCTACATTTGATATACCAGCAGGGGGAACCCAAGATTCTGTTAATCCCAGAGTGAAATAAGTAGAATAACTTGTTCTCAAATTACCCAATTTATTTGATTTCAAATTAGAATAGGTATTACCTTCATATCTAAAATCATTAATTAATGAGCCTTGTCTTTGCCAAGGTGATACTAACCATGCCCAGTTACTCTTGTAAACTTTTTGAGTATCATTAGTTAATAAGGGGATTCCCATCCAATGATACCCAGAAGAAAGAAGTCTACCTCCTTTATTTGTTGAAAAAACAGTTTGTCTTTCATACTGTGGGAACTTATTATAAAATCCATAATCTAAAGTAGGTTGAACTCCTGTACTCTCTGCAAGAACAGACCTATAAGATATACCAGAATGTAATGCAATAGAGCCTATAAATTGGCAGCCTAAGTTAATATTTGCTGTATTTATATCTCCAAATTCTATATCAGGAGAATGAAATGTAAGAATACTACTATCTACTAAATAGTCATTTACTTCTGTACTACCTTCTGCTAATGTCTTTAAAGTTTCTACCCCTATCTCAGTAGTCCTATCAGGATATACAGGATTGATACTATCATAATCAACATATTGAGCATAAGTTCCATTATTTGCCTCCACATCATTAGAATCATCTCTATTAGCCTCATCAACAAAAGGTCTAAAAAACCAAGATGATACTGCATAAGGACTATTAGATTCTCTATCTAAATTTGTCCATAGAGTAGGACATACTACACCTTGACACAATATAGTTCTATCACTATTTGTGGGAACTACTATCATTCCTCTTGCCTTTATATAACCAAGAGCTTTAGCTTCATCAAGTACACTCTTTGGTATAGTATAGTAAGGTTTTACCAAACTTAATTTAACAGTACCAGATAAGTTATTAGAATCTACATTAGGGTAAGTATCTACCTTGCTATCTCCTATATATAATACTTCTGACCATTTACCTTTCTTATTTTGGAATTGAACCCCGAATCTATAAGTTTCACCTCTTTTAAATGATGTAATCTGGTAACTATTATTATTTAATTGGGTTTTATAATCATAAGTTAAATTAGTTCTTTCACCAGTATCAAGAAGCTTATTACCAAATACGACAGAACCCTTCACACTCTCTCTTGCTTCCTTTGAGAACAATAAAGTTTTTATGTGAATATTTCCAAGAAATAAAGTATTGTCCTTTTGAGTCATGGTGTGAGGAATTATTTCTTCACCACCTATGTAAAGTAGTAAGGTACTATCTACACTACTTCCTGTTGTATTATTATCTGTATATCTGATTACTGAACCAATAACATCCAAATCAGCCACTCTTCTTACAACTGGGGTAGAATCTATACTTGTTCTAAATATAGAATATATTCTTATATAATCAAAATTAGTATCAGGATTACTTATAACTATATCAAAACTATTGGAACCTATCTCTTCTGGACTCCCTCCTCTATTACTTGCATGAGTGTAGTATATAGGTGTTTGATATATAATGTTACTTTCAGAGCCATTTCTATTATAGTAAGTGAAAGCATATTGCACCACTCCAGAAGGAAACTTGCTGGCTACCTTAAGATTGGAGGTAACAGTGATTGTTTCATCCAACTTCAATTCTGGAATAAAATCAAATGAACTATTATTCCATTCTTCTATTGTTGTAGGGTCAGATACAATATTAATAGCTCTTGGTTGATTTAATCCATCTACCCAATATATCTTCTGAATGTTATCATTTTCATATACACCAATATTCTCAATGGGATAGTCTGTACTAAAATTAAGATTACCTGAGAATAGAAGTAGAGTCTCAAAATAGGTACCTTTATTTTCAAGTCTATAGATATTATCTTTTGTACCTTTTGTAAATAAGGTTACATAATTATTTAGCACATTCTGTCCAAGTAATATCCCATCAATAACTACAGGGTCTCCAGAAGGAGATTGTAATGGTATCTCCTTATTACCTCTCTCATTAGTTACAGTAAGAAGAGTATTATTATCTCTTGCAGTTATTCTAATGTTCTGAGCATCAAAGGCATACTCTGGATTGAATTTAGAGACTGATAAGTCTCTCTGCATCCCCTTAAATATATGTTGTTCTTTCTTTAGTGCCATATTAATGTACTCTTAGGTATTCCTTGTCTCCAAGGTTTTTGAATCCTCTTCTGAACTCAGTTACTCTTGGAATCATTTGATTTAACATATTTGTAATTGATTCCATTTCTGATACAGAAGGAATCACAAATTCATTATTACACTGTCCAGCCTTAAATGCGTATTCTTGCTGGGTGTTATTTAGTACAGCAGGGCTTATTTTACCCATATCAAAAAGAATAGTGAACCACTCCTTCTTGATATATAGTTCCAGTGCTTTAAGGAAGATAGAGTTATCTGGAATTAAAGGAAGACCTTCATCATCCAACATAATAGCTTTATAACTAATATCCACCTTTTCATGTTTGATTGAAGTAAATATCACTCTACCTTGTGTCTTGAAAGAAGGCTCTCCTCTCTCACACCAATCTCCTTCCTTATGGTCATGAGTAGGATAGGCATTGAAATTATCAGTCATTGCTCTAAGTGCCATTCCATTCTTATGTAATCTGACCTGATTAATAGAGATTAAATCACAAGGTAATGTTCCTCTGTACTCTTTAATTTCTATGGTCTCAATTTTGTCAACATAGATGTTTGGCAGTCCCATTATGCCTATAAAATCCAAGGTGTATTGAATAGCTGTTTCGAGGTTTAAATCTCCAAGTAATGGATGTCTTAATAGCCTATCCAGGATTATAGGTAACTTTACCCAATTAATATTATTAACCATTTCTTATTTTCCTTTCTAAATAGTGAGCATCTTTGATTACTCCCTTTTTTATATTTTGTTTAATTCCTATCTTTAAGTCTCTATTAGGGATAAACTCATAATATGATTTATTATTGTAAGTGGCAGATTCCTTATTGTAATAAACTTGAAAACTTTCCTTCTCTTCCATCCTAACCAATACCTTATCCTTATAGGATTCATCATCTTCATACCAGAGTTTCAGGGTCTTGTCCCAATCTATAGGAAGATTAATATGAATCTTCCCATCCTTACCTATTTTGGCTCCTCTATCAAATTTCCTTATTTCAATAGTACCCATTGATTTAGGAAGTCTGACATCATTACCCATTAATAATTCATCAACCAAAAGTAAGTTTATCTTTCTTATGATAGAAAAATATTGTGACTCAGTAAGAACATATTCCTTACTATCAGGCTTATTCTTTCTATAATACTTATATCCATGATATACCCCAAGAGAGTTTCTCACTTTATATTCTCTTGGTTGGTTGACCTTCTTTATCCTCCTTTTAAATTCTCCCAGTGTCTCCATTATCTCTTATTCAAATCATCCAAATCATCATGAGCATTATTATCTTCATCCTTAGGACTATACTCAGGACCTCTTAATTCTTTTACTACTAACTCTATAAGTGGAGGAACTAAAGCATCTTCTATTGGAAACTCCTTATCCTCTAACCTACATATTGTACCACTCTCTTCTGGACAAGCCAATTCTGATGCTTCCTTAGCATCTTCAAAGATTGCACTAAACCTTATTCTTTCAAGATGCAGGAATTGAGGATTCCATGATTTAAAATACAAATAGCCATCAGGGGCTTTTGAACAATAGATTATATTTCTCAGGAACTTATTATAACCTACATATCTCATTCTATCTCTACTTATATAAGTAATCTCACCTTGATAGAAGTCCATAGGATATACTCTTGGATTACCTATCATCATAGTAGTAGGAACCTTATTCTTACTTCTTAAATAGGAGTTACCTTCACAAGGTTCTCCACTAATGGCTGGAACCTCAATAAGGTCTAAACATATACTCTGATAGTCACTATCTGGTATCTGTTTCTTTATATCAGAGTATCTCTGTTTCAGTAGAAAACTCCTGTATTTTACTAACAGGAATATTAAGTGGTCATTTGTGTAAAAGCTATCATCAGAGGATAGTTTTAATTCATCTGAACACATATAAATAATTTCTCTCCATGTCATATTTATTCCTCCTTATATTTCCATTTAAAACCGTAAGCACTATTTCTTTTACCCTTACAAACATTAGATATGTTACTTGTAGCAGCTTTAATTCCAAGACTTTGTATAGCACTTTTAATACTATCAAACTCCCTTATAAATTTGCCACTTAGATTTAATTGTAAAATAGGTTTACAGTTGGATTCACTCATTGCTTTTATTGCTTTAGGATTTGGCTTACCTTTTCTAATAATGGACATTCTCTTTTTCATCTCGGGTTCATTTAATAATGCTTTTATTTTTATAGAAGCCTTCCTTCTTTGTTCTATAGGGATAGTTCTCCCCAAATTAGCTTTTCTTACTTTCTCAATTTGTTCAAGGGTCAACTTTAAACCTACAACTCCATCACCTCCAATAGTAGAATTATATCCATTCCTATAAGAATCATACAATCCTATGTAATAAATTTCCAGTCTATTTAAGTCTTCTACAGCTATCTCTCTTGAAGAATAAGTATTCTTAATCAAGATTTCATAACTGAATTTGTCTCTACCATACTTCTTTCTGGCTCTATCTATTTTTCTACCAGCATAATGATATTTAGAATTAAACCAGTTCTTTCTTCTAAGAGGCTCATTAGTTGTTTGTCCAATGTAGGATTTTCCAGATGGAGAAGTATATTTATATATTATTCCTATAATCATATCTATACAATAAAACTCCTGCAAATATAATCTAAAACAATTACATCTACAAGAGTTTTACTATTTTTATATTCAGGGTATAAAGATTATGCTTCTACTCTAAAGTTATCATCCTCAGTACTTCTTAATATACTATCCTCTGTTATTCTTGGTACAAAAGTTCTATTGTTAGAATGAACCAAAGTATCATAGCTCTCAAACATTGGAAAGTCTATCATACAAGTACTTCCTGCCAGACAATATAGTGCATTGACTATATTCCTGTAATCATCTTGTGTCACATAATAAGACATTTCTCCTGCCAACATTTCTTCCATGAAGAAGAGGACAATTATCTTATCTACATCACTGTACTTCTTATATCCAAATTGAGATAGAGTAGTAAAGTATCTTGTGATGGCTTCCTCAGATATTTCAAGCATTTTATCCATAGCATCCACAATTAGAGGTTGGAGACTTGCAATTATTCTTTATGAAGAACTTATTCCAGTACTTGATAGCCTGTGGATAGTTTCCTGTTCTAACACAAAGTTCAATTGCCTTTAACTTAAGTATCATATCAATGAAACCCTTTGGTATATTACAATCACATTCTACTTCCTTTAGATACTTGAGAGTCTGTTTGTATATAGGTTGTAAATTAATTACAGTACCTAATATTTGGTCCTTATCAGTCCCACATGGAGTATCAGCAGATGGAATACCTTTAGACTTTACATATACAAAGAACATGGTACTGCAAGAAGATACTCCTAAGGCTTGAAGATTTAATTCAAGTCTTACATTCTTCATTTGTTGCGTACCATAGGTGAAGCAATATGTTTCATCTTCCTCAACTCTTACTGGATTGCAACTACATTGCTCAGGAAGAGAATAGGTTAAATCATAGGCATCCTCTATATTATATACACAAAGAGGATTGTCACTTGGTCCATTCATCACAAAAGTATCTTGGGTATCAATGACTATACTATCTAATAGGACATCCTCAAAGTAGTCCTGATTATCTACAGATACATCTATAATAAGGAATCTGTTATCTTGTGTTATTCTTAATTCATTAAAATGTAGCATAGTTCATATTTTTAATTGATAAAAAAAAAAAGGAGCATAGTTAATTCTATGCCCCTTCTAATGCTATATCACTTAGGATAAAGTAGCAATTGTAAGCCCTGATGCAGTATTGATAGCACCAATTAGAGCATTCATTGCAGTGTGACTACCATCATTTACAGCAATCAGTGTAATAGTCTTTTCAGACTTCTGAACTGATTCATTGCTTCCTGTGTAGAAATAGTGAATATCCAGAGTATCATAGATTGCATCTGGGTCTGCCAGATAAGTAGTCTTGATGATATTAGGATAACCCATTCCTCTGTAGATGTCACCTCTTGCACCCATGCAGAAGTATTCAAGGTCTGCCATTAAGTGTCCATCAGGAACAGTCTTAGTAGGAGTAACCTTAGTTGCAACACCCCAAAGCCTTTCTTGACCATCAACTTCAATAGTTAAGAACTGAGGAGTAAAAGGAATAAATGCCTGGGGCATCATACCAAGAACCCAAGGTTGTTCTGTTTCTTCAATGATGATTTGGTTATAGTCAGTTGCAGTTAGGTCTGATTCCTTAGTAGCTGATGTAACTGGAACATCTGTAGAAGCTGCTGCTGCACTGATAAGATAGATATTCACAAGAGGAGTAGATTCTGTCTTATTCTCAAGATTCTTAGCTAAAGAAATAGCCATCTTCTTGTAGAAGTCTGATGCAGTCATTCCACTTCTTGCAATTACTTCACCATACTTGAAGTACTGGTCTTCTTCTGACAAACCAATGTATTGTCTGAAAGCCAATCTCAAGATATAATTCTGACCTGCTACAGGAGTTGCAGATACATCTGCATCAAGAGTAACTGAGTACCTAATCAGCTTATGAGCCAGAGCATCTGATGATGTAGCCTTTGCATACAATACATGCTTAAGGTCAATTTTATCACTTGATACAAGTCCAGCAGGAGACATGTACTGAAAGTACAAAGTAGTCTTAGCTGTGTCTGCCTTTGGGACAATATCACCAGCAGTTGTAAGGGCTGCTGTATTAGCTTTGAGAGCCTTTGCAACATATAGCTGTCTTACTTGATTAATAGAAATTACCATAATCTTTTTAGTTTAATTAAACATTTATAATTTATTCTTTATTTCCTGTTAGTTGAGTTTTACTTATTATGGCAAGCTGTACAGCTCTTTCAAGTATTGCTCTGTGTACTACAGGATTTAGTTCACATTCACTTTCAGTACTTACACCATTGATACTTAGTCCATCAGGTAAATCTACCAGTATAATAGGAGTGGGTTGAGAGATATATCTCATTAAATATTTGTCCACATTATACTTGCTGATTAACTCAGCTAAATCACTCTTTATATCAAGTCTTAGTACTCTGTCTTTACTTGGTCCTCTAAATGGATTATCCTTTGCTCTATATAAATCATCCTGTGGTAATGGAACCACACTTGCTTCTATACCATCCAAGCAACCTAATCTACTATCCTTGAGGAATGCCACTTCATAAGTAATGAACCAAGTATCTTGTGGTATCTCAAAGAATACTGAGTCTTGTGATAACCCCAGCTTTCCTGTAACCTTAGTACTTGTTTCATAGGTCTCCACCAAATTGCTCAAATATCTTCTTATTTCTTCTGTCTGTTCAAAGGACTTACCATAAATAACATTCCTTCCAGAGTAGATGTCAATAATCAGTTGTTCCTGAGCATTAGTGAGAAATGTTGATTTCTCATATTCATCAAGGGTTATATTAGGAGTGATACCAAATGAGTTAAGTAAAGTACTGAATCCATCAGAAAATTCTTTATTAGTCATTATTCACTTCTTTGTCCTAATTCAACACTTGCCTGCAAATCTCCTTGGTAAGCTGCCTTAGCCAATTCAACTGCTCTCTGTAATATCTCACTATGAATAATTGGGTTAAGCTCACATTCTGAAACAGTGCTTACACCATTTATTGTGACATCACCATATTCAGAAGATAGATTAGTAGTGATAATTGGAGCAGGTCTTCTTATATATCTTACCTTGTAGTCTGTAATAGTTTCATTACTGTTCACTATTAGTTCTACAGAGATATTGTTTATAGAAGTAGTAATTATTCTCCATGCCTGATATTTAACTGGCTCTTTATAAGGTCTTGACATAAGCCTTGTATAATCAGAGTAACTGATTGGAACTATCTGTTTAGTTCCTGCATTAGTATCAACAGCCTCATTTATAACCAAGAATAAGTCAGCAGGTAAATCATATACCTTAGCTCTCTTATCAAAGGTGATAGTAGGAGCACTTGTATTAAGTACTCCTTCCCCTACCTTTATTAATTCTGAAAAATCTATTTGTCTTTTTGGTGAATCATCTAATCCTTTTCCATACTTATTACCTGCTGGTTCAAAATAGTTCTTAACTATCTCTTCTTGAGCCTTAGTAAGCAGTACAGACTTTTCATACTCATTTAACCCCGGAGCAGCATTGCTCATTATGTTGTTATAGAGTACATCAAATTCATTAGAAAATTCATTAACATTCATATCTTTATTCTTTTAGCTTTGCTTCCAGACTGAACTTCAATTCCTGTCTCTTAGGAGCACTTAAGAACTTAGCAGCTACACTCAAAGTAGGTTCTTCATTATCTCCACATAGAGGAGAGCCATCAGATTTCAGGTATAACATACCACCTCTGTTACTAATTAGACCTTCTTCAATAGCCTTCTTAATAAGAACTTTAGTATCAAGATACTGGTCTTCTGCAACTCTTAAGAAAAGTTTTGGGTCAGCTTGAATTAGCTTGTTAATCTTCTCATGTAAGAATTCAATCTTAGTTGTCTTAGCAAGAGGTCTACCATCAATAGTTTCAATGATTACTCTTAGCTTATCAGCATCATCTTGAATTTCACCAAACTTCATGTATGACTGCATTGTAGCATTCATTTCCTTCTTAGCAGTCTTAGCTTCCTCACCTTCCTGTACAATTACAAACTGATAAGTCATTTTAGGTCTGTCTTGCAGCTCTTGAAGAGAAGATGCAATATAGTCCTTGTTTGCTAAAAGGATTTTATATTTGATATAATCATCAGGGTCAGCCAAGTTCAAGAAATTATCTTGCTTAGTTAATCTCACTGTATAATTATCCCAGAAGTTATCTACCTTCTTATAGATAGATAGAGCATTATATTCAAGACCCATTATCTCTTCAAGATAGGCTTTCTCTTTATCAGTGAGAGCATTTACATACATACCAGAACTCAATCTTGGTAGAGTAAACCATCTTACTGCTGCTTCTGCCATACCTCCATATAGGATATGCTTAGGGTTTGAAACTAAACCAGTTTGCTTGGGAACAAACCTTACTATAACTCTTTCATTTCTTAGGCAGCTAATAGGTTCATCATTGTCCTCTGTTACTGCTTGTTTCTTTGTTTTTCTTGTCTTTGGTTCTTCAAAGAGGTTATCCACATCAGGTATAACTGGTGTTTCCTTCATAATTTCCTCATCATCCAAAACCATTTTACTAACTTCTTTTGCCATATTACTTCTCCATTTAATATCTTAAAAAAGAAAAGGGGAGGAGGAATTACCTGCCTCCCCTTTTATTTATGCTTATCCTTGCAGAATTGCAGGAATTAATGACATAGTTCTTGTTGGGTCAAGCACACAAACACCCAAAGTAGCCATTCTGTGAATTACAGCAGAGTCCTCATCAAATGACATATAAGGATTACCCTTTTGTCCAGTGAAAGGATTTCTAATACCCCATTGGTATCCTCTGTACTCATTATCACCCTTAATCTTACACTTGAAGATATTAGGTTGGTCCATAGTACCAATATACCAGATGTCATATCTGTAAGAGAAAGCTACACCACCATTTGGATGTAAAATCTTATTTCTTACTGGGTCATCATAGAATGGGTCAACATCCAATCTCACTCTAACACCATTAGGAGCCTTATATTCAACAAATTGGAAACCAGCACTAAGTGCATTGCTGTGAAGTTTTGATTGAACTTTCTCAACAACTCTTGTAGAGTTATTATCAAGTACAAATGTAGTCCAACCAGATACAGTCTTCAATACTTCCTTATGGAACTGAATAGCACCTCTTTCACCAGTCTTGATTACAAAGAGTCTATCATCCATTGCAAGTTTAGAAGCTGATAGTTCATACAGTGCATCTTCAAGTAACTTCAAGCTGAATGTATTGTAGTACATAGTATTGGCAACCTCTGTTTGTTCAAAGATACCAGCACCAGTCTTAATAGCATTACCTGATTTACCAAAGTTCATGTATTCACCATTCAGATTTCTGTTTGAAGTACCCCATGCCATAGCATTATTCTTGTACTCATCAAATTGAAGTTCTACTTCCCAATCTACATAGTGCATCCACATATTTGCAGTGTCCTTCACTTGCTTTCCACTTTCAAGATTCCTAACCATAGGAATACCCATAGCAAGTTTCTTGTTTAGCTTATTACCAGCTACCTTATGTTGGATTCTGATTGTAGTCCATTCATTTCTCATGCTTACAGGAGAAGTGAATCTAACATCACCAACCTTTCTTGAAAGTTCTTTTTCTACAGGAGCAAACTCAATAGAGAATCTTTCTCCTTGTTGCAGTCTTTCAGCAGGAACACCTTGAGTATTACCACCCATAAGTTCTACTTTGTACACTGCATTAGTACCTTCCATTCTTGCATCACCAAGGATTCTAAATGGATATACTTGGTTCAAGTTACCTACAATAACTTCACCATCTGCAAACCAGTCCTCTGGGAATACCAGATAGAAAGGAGATGTACCAACTCCCACATTAGCTGCACCAGCAGCAACTACAGTACCATTTTCATCTCTTGCC